AAAACCCGCTCCAAAGAAATCTTCAAAAAAGCCTGTCGTTGAAGACGATGAAGATGAAGATGAGGATGAAGAAGATGAGGATGAAGAAGATGAGGATGAAGAAGAAGAGGATGAAAAGCCTGCTCCAAAAAAATCTTCAAAAAAACCTGTAGTTGAAGACGATGATGAGGATGAGGATGAAGACGATGAACCTGCTCCAAAAAAGGGTAAAATGACTATCGAACAAATTAGAGATAGATTGAAAAAAGGTAAAAAATAATTTTATTTTTAATCAAAGTTAAAAGTAGGGTAATGGAAACATTGCCCTTTTTTATTAAACAAATTTATATTATGAGAAAAATAATTGACCAATTAGTTAAAAAATTTGATTCAGACGATGCTGTAAAATTTTCTGAAAAAGATAATTTCAAAGAGAATAAATCATGGGCAGTGACGGGAAGTCCTGAACTTGAGTATAATTTAGGAATTTTAGGTTTTCCAACAGGAATAATAGAAATTGCTGGAGTTTCAAGGTCAGGTAAAACTACACTTGGATTATTAGGAATGTCTAATTTTCTAAAAAAAGAAGAACATGGTATAGCAATTATCTTATCCTCAGAGAATAGAGATAATAAAGACTATGCTTTGAAATTAGGAGTTGACCCTGAAAGAGTAATGATTTTAAAAATTAGATATGTTGAAGATATGTTTATGAAAGTAAAGAAAATCATTCAAGATGCTAATCAAATTTATAAAGATGAAAAATTAGGTCAACCAAAATTTTTCTTTTTATGGGATTCATTAGGTGCTACTTTATCAAAAGCTGAAATTGATACTATGGAAGAGAATACTTCAATGATGGAAAAGAAAATGGCTAAAGGTGAGGAGTTAGAAAAAATGAAGCATGAAAAATTAGGTGCTTTTGCTAAACCAGCTAAAATGTTTGCTAAATTTTTAATAGGAGAAATGTATGATAATGTAATACATTTTGTAATCCTAAATCACGTTTATGATACTATGGGTGGGCCAGTATCTGGTAAAAAATCAGGAGGTGGAAATTGGGTTGAATTCTTACCATGTTTAAGATTAAGAACAACTGTTATAGGGCATGAAAAACTTGACGAGGTAGAAGTTGCTCAGTTCAGTGAAATCAAAGTTATAAAGAATGATTTTGGTAGTAGAAAAAAGACTATTGTTGAAATATTGTTAGGTAAAGGATTTGTTTTATCAGAAGATGATATTGAATTCGCAGTCGAACAAGGTATCATAAAAAAAGAGGGTGCTAAAAAACATGTCTTTGGTAAAGTAACTTGGAATACTAAAAGAACTTTTTATAACAATTATCATAATGACCCTAAAACTATGGAAATTTTACATAAAAAGGTTCATTCAGCCAGACATAAACAAATTTTACAAGAAAGAGAAGTTTAGTATGAAGCCAATAGCAGTATTTTTAACAGACACTCATTTAAAAGAGAATAACCAAGAATTAATTTTGGATATTTTCAAACAAGCAATTTCTTTATGTAAGAAGTTAAAAGTGAATAAAATATTCCATGGCGGTGATTTTTTTACAAGTAGGACTTCTCAATCACTTCAGGTTTTGATTTGCTTTTCAAGAATTTTAGATTTATTAACTAAAGAAAATATTGAATTAATAGCAATATCAGGCAATCATGATAAAACTAATCAAGATAGTGAAAATTCCTATTTAGATATTTTCAAACATAGAAAATGTATAACTGTAGTTAGAAAGCAAGAATGTTTTGAGTATAACGATATTACATTTGGTTTTCTACCATTCTTTACAGATAGTTATAAAGATAGGTTAAAATATATAAAAGATGCTGCTATTGCCTTAAATAATGATTGTAATATCTTAATTACTCATCATGCATTTAATGGTGCTATAAATAATGATGGAAGTGTAGTAGATGATTCAAATTCTACTAAATTAGTAAAATTTTGGGATAAAGTTTTAGTTGGACATTATCATGATTCAAATCATTTTTCAAACATATATTATACAGGTTCATTATATCAAGCAAATTTTGGAGAAAGAATAGATGATAAAGGATTTACTATAATTTATGATAATGGCGAGATTGATTTTGAGCCGTCAAAGTTTCCTAAATATATCAAAGTGAAACTAAATGTATCAGATGATGTTGATAATGAAATAGAGATGTTCGCTTCAAAAGGTGATAATGTTAGATTTATTTTTTCTGGAGATAAAACCGATATTCATAAAATTGATAGACAAAAATTAGATGCCGTTGGAATAGATGTAAAATTTGAGTTAAATGAAGTCAATGAAGAAATATTAAAAGTTGAGCAAGGTGATTTTTCATCAATGTCTAAAAAGAACATTTTATCTTATTTTAAAGAATATTGTGAAATTCAAGAAATTGATAAAGATAAAATATCAAAAGGTTTAAAGCATTTAATAAAATGATAAAAATAAACAATATTTTTACAGTTGGAGATGGTTATTATTCAGGTGAAAGAATTTTATTACTTTGGATTAATAAATCAAAAAATATATCTATGTTTGGTAAAAGATTTACTCAAGCGAATGGTAGATTAATAAAAAACAATAAAAGAATAAATGTTATTTTAGAATTTTTAAAAGATGATGATTCAACTGATTATACCTTATTGGCTAAAATTGATTTGATAAGAAAAATAAAAAGAAAAGATTTAAAGGCAAAAAAAGAATACATTTTGCGTTACAAAAAACTACCAAAATTCTAAATTATGTGGCAACCAAATACGCTAAAGATTGAAAATTTAATAACTCATGAGAACACTACATTCAAATTAAAAAAGAATAAGTGTATCATGATTTTCGGCATTAATTCTACTGATTCAGGCTCTGATAGTAACGGTGGAGGAAAATCTACTGTTTTAGAGGGTATAACATTAGCATTGACGGGTGAAACTAATAGAGATGTTTCAAAAGATGAATTTATCAGAGATGGTGAAGATGAATGTTATATTGAAATGGATTTATCTAATGAAGTTGGATTAGTAAATTCATTGACTATTAAAAGATGGTTTTTTAGAAAAAAATCTTCAAAAATAGAAATATGGGAAAATGGAGAACGAAACAAAGAAATAACTTCAGTCAATGAAGCAAACAAAAGAGTTTTTGAATTAATAGGTTTAAATAAAGAGGACTTACTACACTTTTTTATGGTAGGTCAAGAAACAAATTATTCATTTTTAACAGCTAATGATGGAGACAAAAAGGATATAATTTCCAGATTTTCAGACATAGAATTTATTAATGAAAAAATAGAAAAATTAAAACTTGAAAGAAAGTCCTTGGAATTAGAATTAATCGACAACTCCAGACTAATACAAAAGGTTGAAAATAAGATTGAGTTTTTAAACGATAGAAAAAATGAACTTAATGATAATTTTGAAAAAGAAAATAATGAAAAAATTGAATCATTAAAATTAAAAATTTCTAAAGAGAAAAATAACAAAAAATCAAAGCAGAGTGAAATTGATGATTTAGATTTAAAAATTAAAAAATTCAATAATGATTTAGATTCATTAAAATTAGAAGACATATCTGAACTAAAAATAAAATTATCTAAAAACAACAAAAAGTCAAAAACTTTTGAAAAAGATATTGATGAGGCAGAACATACTATATCACATCTTGAGGCTATATATGAAGGCAAAATAACTTGTCCATCATGTAGTCATGAGTTTAATCCATCTGAGGATATTGAGGTTTCAGAAATTCCTACTTTAATTGAACAATCAAATAATATAATTTTAGAACTTACTAATCAAAAGCAAGTCGTAGAACAACGAATTAAAAGTTTGAATGAAAAGATAAAATTAAATGAAGAAATTGAAGACAAAATTTCTGATTTAAAAAGGAAAATAAAAAGAAGTCAAACTGAACTTGAAAGTTTAAAGGATGATTTAAAATCTTTTGATAAAAAGATAAAAAACATTGAAAGTCAGATTGAAGATTTAAAATCAAATTCTATTGATTCTGAATTAGAAAAATTAGATTCAGATATAAAACAACAGAAAAAAGATTTTAAGAAAATAAAACTTGAAAAAGATGTTATTGATTTAAAAATTTTAGATATAGATTTTTGGATTTATCATTTTGGTAAAAAAGGATTTTTAACTTTTTTAACCAATAAGTCAATCAAATCAATTGAGGGAATAACTAACAGTTATTTGAAACAAATGAATTCAGAATTACAAATTTTGATAGATGGTTACACGGCTTTAAAAACTGGCGACATACGTGAGAAAATAAATATTTCTATAATAAGAAACGGACTTCAAGTTGCGAGTTTTAACAGATACTCAGGCGGTGAAAAAGGTAGGATAAAATTAGCAAATATTCTTGGACTTCAACATTTAATAAATTTGACAGCTAAAAATGGCGGTTTGAATTTTCTTGGACTTGATGAAGTTTTCGAGGGGTTGGATAGAACTGGTCAAATTGATGTTTTAAATATTTTAGAAAACTTAAAAGTGACATCTTTAGTTATCACTCACAGAAACCAACCCATTGGAGCATCAAACGAAATTTTCATAGAAAAAATAAATGGAATAAGTAGAATAGTAGATAAAAATTTTATAAATTTACCACATGAAAAAAGTATCAAAAGCAAAATTAGAAAAATTAGAGAACAAGGCAAATAGAATAGCTGAATTAAAAATGGCTAAAGTTGCTACTAAAAAGAATATTTTAGGCATAGACCAGGCAACAAAGTGTGGAATAGCATATGAGTTAGTTGGAAGTAAACCTAAATCAGAACTATGGTTACTTGAAATAAGGAATAAAGAGAGCCAAGGTATGAAGTGGCTGAGGTTTGAATCTAAATTAAAGAATTTCATAGTTATTAATAAAATCGAAGTTATAGCATATGAACTTCCAGCAGGTAGAAATATCAATCCAATAATACATTCATCTAAACTAATTTGCATAATTGAAAAGTTATGTGCTGAGATGAATTTGGAGTACATAGAACTATCTACAGGTTCAATCAAAAAGTTTGCGACAGGAAATGGTAACGCTAAAAAAGATTTGATGGTTGAGTTTGCTAAAAAATTATGGGCATACGATGGAGAGGATGATAATGAAGCAGATGCGTTACATATTTTACATTATTTGAAAACAAAAATAAATTAATATAAAATGGCTGATAATTACAATTTTTACGATGAAGAAACAGGAGAAAAATTTTGTATAAGTAATTTCAAAATGGTTCATAGAGATGGTAAATGGATTAATGTTGACAATAGAGGTGAACAAATAATTAATCCTAAAAACAAAAACGTTTTGAAAGATATACCTAAAGAGGGTATTCCAAACTTCAATAAAAGTAATAATAAAGAAACGTTACAGAAGATGCTTAAAAAAAGGTCACAAGACCATTTCAAAAAAGAAATTGAAGAAGTAAAGCATGAGAAAAATAAAAAATTAAATAGCCAACAATAATACAGATGAATTATGAGTTTTTCAATTTTTAATAATGATATTCCTTATCATAAATACAATAACAGAAAAGTTATTAATAAAATCAAAATCATTAGAATGCTTTTGGATAAAAATCCAAAATCAAGGAAAATTGAAAAACTAAAATTTCAAATTTATTTAATGATGAAAAATTTGATTGTTAAAAATATTAATAATTATCTAAAATATAGTCAAAATTCATCTGTCGCTGATATGGCTAATACTTCATTAGAAATGGAAGCAGAGGCATATATAATTGTAGATAATTGTATTAAACAATTTCAATATAAATATGATTTTTACTTTTATCTTAACAAGGCTTTATCCAGAAACTTTTACAGAATGTTCGACAAAGATAAAAGGATGAATGATAAAGACATCATTTACAAAAGTGGACTTTATCATAGAAGTAAAGATAATTTTGCTTCAAATAATTTTGAAATTGACATATTTAATTTAGGATTAGATGGAGATGAAATGATTGTTTTAAGGTCAAAGATGAATGATGAAACTAAAGATATGTTTACAAAAAACAATCCTAAATTTCCAATGTCAAGATACTATACATGTATAAAGAAAATAAAAAATTTATTAACAAGTTTAAAAGAAAACGATGAGTTATAAACAAAGAATATTAGACATCCAATTTTTAGTATCGCAAGGATATTCAATTGTGGAAATAGAAATAAATGAGAAATCTCATTTTTTTCAAACGAATGATTTTGAACCACCAAGTATTGGTTCAGTAATGTCTGCTCCATATCTAACTTTCAAAGGTATTGATATAACAGAATTTATTGATAATTCAGGATTTAATCAAGCGAGTACTGAACTTTATAAAGAAAGATTTAACAATTTAGTTAATTCTGGAAAGCAACAAATTTCTTTTAAATTTTCAGATAAACATGTTTGGAGGTTTTTTAATTAAATAAAAATTTTTTTTATGGAATATAGTGTCTATCAATCTGACATTTTTGATGAAATCATCAATGGAAAAAATAATATTGTAATATCAGCTGTAGCTGGAAGTGGTAAAACTACTACAATACAAGAAAGTTTAAAAATAATACCTAAAGACTCAGATTCAATCTATATGGCTTTCAATAATAATATTGTTGAAGAAATGAAATCAAGATTGAAAAATACCAAAACATTAATTTCTACAATGCATAGTTTTGGTTGGAGAGCAATAATGAAATCTACAAATTTTAAGGCTAAATTAAATAAATCAAAATCTTATAAATATATTGATATTTGTTTGAAGAAAAATAATATTGTTGATGAAAAATTAAAATCATATTATTTTTATATGATGTCTGGAATGTTAGATTTGATACGACAAAATTTAGTATCAGACTTTGATGATATTATATCTTTGGGAATGAAATATGATTTTCTTTTAGGTGAAGATGACGTTATGATGCTATCAGAAACTCTTCAAATGATGAATAAAGATAAAAGAGAGTTTGATTTTACCGATATGATTTATAGAGTAATTGTTGATAAAATAAGACTTCCAAAATATGATTTTATATTCGTAGATGAGAGTCAAGACCTTTCAAAATGTCAACAAGAAATTATATCAAAAATAAAAAAGATTAATGGTAGAATGATTGCTGTTGGAGACCCATCTCAAGCAATTTATGGGTTTGCTGGTTCTGATAATAATTCGTATGATAATTTAAAAAATATGTTTCCAAACACTATTGAATTACCATTATCAGTTAATTATCGTTGCGGCAAAGAAATCGTAAAAGAAGCACAAAAAATCAATGACCAAATTTTACCATTCTCAAAGAATAAAAATGGAATTGTTAGAAATGGAGTTGTTACTGAAATAATAAATTCAGATTGGGTTTTATGTAGAAACTTAAAACCATTAGTTCAACTCAATTTATTCCTATTAGACAAGAAAACAAAATCATTTATAAAAGGATATGATATTGGAGTAGGTTTAACCAGACTATTAGATAAATCAACCAAATCAAGAGTTGATAATGCTATAAAATCTTATGAAAATGAGATACTTAAAGAGATGGTTAAGATGAAGAAAAAAGGTGTTAGAAATCCTAAAAATTCTGAGAAAATAGATAATATGAATCAGAAATTAGAAATATTAAAAATACTTTCAAAAGACTTACTTTTTACAAAAGACCTTATAAAAAGAATAAAAGAAATCTTCAAAGAAAGTGGAGAGGGTGTTATGTTATCTACAATACATAAAGCAAAAGGTATGGAAAATAATAGAATTTTCTTTTTATTACCAAACTTAATACCTAACCAATTTGCTACTCAATCTTGGCAAATTCAACAAGAACATAACTTGATGTACGTTGCTATCACCAGAGCCAAAAATGAATTGATTTATCTAAATGAAGATGAATTCAAACCTGTAAAAGATAAAATAAAAGAACTTATAAAATGATAGAATTACAATTATGGACAGATGGTAGTTGTAATAACAATCCTAAACACGCAAGTCACGGAATAGGCGGTTGGGCTTTTATAATTTTAGATGCTAATGGCAAAACTTTATATGAAGATTTAGGATATACTCATAATACATCATCTTCAAGAATGGAGCAAACGGCTGTATTAAAAGGCTTGAGATTTTTAAAAAAGATTTACAAAGAACAAAGTATAAAGATTGAGATTTACTCAGACAGTGCTTATGTTGTAAATTGCTTTAAAGACAGATGGTTTGAAAGATGGATTGAAATAGAATTTTTAGGAATAAAGAATTCAGATTTATGGATAAAAATTTTAAACTTTAGAGGTGATAGAAAATTCAAAATGAACTTCAATCATGTAAAAGGACACTCTGGAATAGAGAATAATGAAAGATGTGATTTTTTAGCTGGAGAGGCAAGAAAATACTATTTAGAAATTTTACAAAGTTAATTAATGTAAATAAATAAATTTAATCATGGGAACAAGAGAACAAGAATTCAAGTTAAAAGATGGTAGAACAATATTTAAAACTCATAATGGTTTCAAATATTTCGCTGAAGACAAAAAGGGTGAAGTTTTAGAAGTTGAAGAAAAATATTGGAAACAAGCCTGGCAAAATCGGATTAAATAATGATTGAGGATATAATTCTAACTTTAGATAAAATTTTTGAAAATATTATTTTTGATTTAGAAGAACATACATTTGGAGACAATACTACTAAATTTTGTATAATAGTAGGTGACTTTGAATTCTATATGAAAGATAAAAAATTCAAGAAATGGTGCGATATTTTAAGAAAAAAATATCCAAAAGTAAAGTGGTTTTGTGCCTATAAAAACATAAAGTAATATGACTGTAAACGAAGTAAATACAATTCAAGATTTAATGAATTTAGATATTGAATTAAAATTTGGAGAAAACTTCATGACGTTAGTTAAAGATTATTCATCTTTGGTAGTCATAGAATTTCCAGAAGAGGGTTTCAATCTAACTAATTTGATAAAAGAAAAGGTTAGAAAAAATATTGATATGATTGACTCAGATAATTATATTGATACCAGAGACCGTTTGCCGATATTAAAAGAAATCCTAAATACAATCTAAATGGAAATATTAGATAAAATCAGACAAGATTTAATTTCTGAAAAATCATCTGGCGTAGTTATAGTTCATGCTTGTCCTAAAACAATTCATCAAATCATTAATGATATAAATAATTCTTATGGAGGTATGATAGATTTTTCTTCATCTGTAAAGAGAAACGAATTCAAATTTGAGCTTGATAAATTAACTCTTCAATTTGTTCATAATTCTTATATTGAAGAAAATCATTACAAATTAATTCCTAACAGATATTACAATTCAATTCAAAGAATAGATAAAACTAATTTTGGATTAATATCAATTTACAATCCTGAAAATAAAGATACTTTATCAACAACTAAAGATTGTATTAATTTTTGTATTGCTAAAAATATAGATTTTAATTTTGTAAGTGACGAAATAGAAAATCAAAAAATACCATTTACAAAGATATATACTAAAAATCCTTACAAATACGTTTTTGAAAAATTAGGAGTAAATAAAAACTCAATCGACATAGCTGGAGATATTGCTCTGAAAATGTTAAACGAAAAAATTGAAAGAATAACTAACTATTATACATACAAACCGTCATGGCTAAACAATTAACAAAAAGAGAATTACAAAATTTAGAAATTGGTTCAATCGTAACTGAAAAACTTTTTAATGAAACTTATCATTTAAAAGTCGAAAAAATTGAAAGCGAGAAAATATTGACTTATCATATGGTTGATATTAATTCTAAAAAAAGAGGTAAACTTGTTGTTGCTGAAAATTTTAATAAAGAGGGTGACCGAAAATATAAGTCATCAAATGGTAGTGTAATTGTAAAATATTATGAATATGTTGAATCAGCTGACTAACATTATTGGAAATATAACTTTATATGTAGCAATCGGTTTTGCTATAAGTAAAATGTTTTCAATAATAAATTTCAAAGTCCTATCTTATTTACAAAAAAGAAAATCTGAAAAAGAAAAAAGGAATAGATTGAATTCATTTTATACTAAAATAAAATTGAATCATAAAGAGTTAAAACCATTTTTAATTTCATTAAATCAAATGATTAATGAGATAATGTCTCAAGACCTAACTCAAGCAGAACTTAATAGAGTTTTAAGTGGTTATCATTTATATCAAGACATTTTTGATAGAATAGTTGAAGGCAAAGGGGTTGAAGAAAATGATTTAATATACTTTGCTGAATTACATGTTAATTATACCGATTTTGTAAAAAATTGGAAAAAGATGAAAAAGGATGAATTTTATTCAAAAAATAAATTCTTTGACATAAGTCTAAACTAAAACAAAAATTATGAAATTTAGAATTTGTATTGAAAACAAAAATTCTTTAGAATTAAAAGAAATTAGATTTTGGAAAATCTATTTAGTTTTAACAGCCTTTATAACTTTAGGATATTTATTTGGTTCATTAACTAATCATCCAAATAGAATAGAAAAATTCATTTACAATGAAAAGGTTATATTGGATAAATACAATGAGAAATTCTCTCAATCCAGATTAGAAAAATTATTGCTGAAACTAAAAGTAAAGCATATTGATATCGTAATGGCTCAATCTAAAATAGAAACAGGAAACTATAAATCAAAAGTGTTCTTGGAAAATAATAATCTATTTGGAATGAGACAATCTCAACAAAGAGTTACAACATCAACAGGAACTAATTTGAATCACGCCACTTATGACTCTTGGCAAGAAAGCGTAATTGATTATGCTATTTATCAGAGTACCTACTTGAAACAATACGATAGGAATCAATATTTAGCATATTTACAAGCAAACTATGCCGAAAGTAAAGATTATGTTAATCTTATAAAAAGAATAACGAGATGAAAGCATTAACAATCATATTATCAATTATCTTAATATCTTGCGGAACACCTCATAACATTTGTAAAAAAGATATTAGAATTTCTGGAGAAGTAATCTATGCTGAAAAGCGTGGAAGTTATTTAAGAAACGTAACTATTCAAAACGATACTTGTAAAATTAAAATTTACAACGTACCATTAGAGCAACCATTATATAATATTCCTATCTGTAAACATAAAGGAAAATGGTATTGGGTTATGCCTTAACAAAGTTAATAATTTAAAGATAAATATTATGTCTAAAAAATTCACATCAGAACAATTAAATGAATTAGTTTCAGCATTAACAGGAACTTGCGATGAATTAAATTCCGCAATAAACGAACTGTTTGGAGAAGACTATTCAGAAGATGATTTAACGGAAGATGACCATAACTTTATTGATAATGAAATCTTTCATTGCGATGACTGCGGTTGGTGGTATGAGATTGCCGAGCAGTCCGAAGTAGAAGATGAACAAGTTTGTAACGATTGTAATGAATGTAGATAATGGCAAAAGTAAAATTAGACCTTAAAACGGCAGATGGAAAACATTTAAAGGATTTGGAATTTTCAACACCTTTATTCGAGGTTTTAAAAGCACCTGATGGAAAGTATTATGTTGGAGAAGTAATTGTATTGAATTTAGAATACAGAAAAAATCCTAAAAAAGATATCAAAAAGATATTTCATGATAAGTCGAAAGCTGAGCAAGAAGTATTCAAAATCAACAAGCTGAATTATTTTCCAAAAATAGAAAACTATAAAGAAAATTTCAAGAAGTCACTAAAGATTTTATCTAACTTTACAGATAAAGAATTGTATGATTTTGTTCAACTTAATAAAGATAAAATATCATGAGAATAATTCCAATCATTGAAAGTCAAATTAACAATATTCTAATTTTAGGATATGAACCAGCTGCTATTCAAATTCATGAAGAAATATTTGATGAGTTTATAGAAGAATGTAAATCATTCATAACTACATCTGAAGACAAACCTGCTATTGATTTTAAAGTAGCGAGATTTATGGGTTTGGAAATATCAAAAATAAACTATTCGAGAGTTCAATTTGAACAATCAAAAGGTTTTGTAGCACCTGTTCAAGTAACTGTTAAAACTTATCACTTGGGAGAGTAATATGGAAATTGAAGAAAAAATTCAAATTGAAAAAGTTATAATTCAAGATGACCTTGAAAGATATACTTTACAATTAAAGGAACTGAAAGAAAAACATACTGAGTATGCTATTCATTATTCGATACTAAATGAAATGAGTGATTTGGAAAAGAAAATCCTTATTGCCGAATCAAAATTGGAAATCTTAAATTATTTGAAACCATGAAAGAAAATGAACCTAAAGGATTTTTCAAAGATGTCCTACTATTCAGAAGTAATAATAAATTTCATAGATGGTTAGGAATTTGGACTTGGCTAAACATTCTACATATTATTGTAAGATTTATAATTTTCATAAATAAAATAGTATGAAGAAAGTATTTAAAAATATAGCACTTGACCCTCACTTACAATCAGAAGTAGATTCAAAAGAAAAAAGATTTGATTTCATAAAAAAGTATTTTGAGGAGCAAGACTATTTAGAAATACAAATTGAATTAAAACAAGCCTGTATAAGTATAGGCAATCCTCATATTCAAAAGAAAATAGATAGTGAGGAGTTTCTAAATGATTTCAAATTATCAGGCTTTAAAACCTTTGAAGTAATTTATGGTTACCGATTTGAACCAGACTTTGAAAACCCATTTGCTCCAGATAAAAGAGTGAGAGATTGGAATGATACAATAACATTTAAAATATAATAAATTGGAAATAATTAAAGGCAAAGATTTAATATTCATATCAAATATTCATAGAGATGGAAAGGGAGTTACTGACCTAACTAAAAATGATATGAGTCATGAAAATGAAACAAGTTTTAAAGTAGTTTGCTTATCAATAAGTAATAAAACTTTCATTGCTTCAGAGTTCAATAGTTATGTTGTAAAAAAGAAATCATAAAAACTAAATAAGATGGCAAAAGAGAAAAAAGAAATTTCTGAAGTAGAAATTATTGTAAGAAAACATTTTGGTAAACAGAATAACTCAGGAATGGGATTTTTAGAAACCGAAATTGTAAGTTGTACAAACGAACTAAATGAGAAGTTCAATCCAGAAAAACAAAAATTGGATTTTTACAAAAAGTTATTTAACAAGCTGAAGTTCATATCGGAATACAACGATGCTACAAACTCTCATATCAAGAACTATAAAAAAGAAGTTGAAGAGAATATTGTAAAACTTACAAAGAAACTATTTCCAGCACCTAAACCTAAAAAGAATTTAAAGATTAAAGGTAATGGAAAGTAATCTAAAAATTGGCGATACAGTAAGAAGTGTTCGCAAGAGTTTACCAAAAGGTCATCCACTAACAGTATTTGAGGGAGTTATTGTAAAAATAAAACCTAATATTGTTTGGGGATTTAATATCATAGTTCAGAACGTAACGCCAACTCCACTATATGAAAGAGGTGAAATGATTGAGTGTAAAAAAGAGCAAGTTGAATTGGTAGATAAAATAAAACCAAACTAATTATGTACGGAGGAGCAGAGGGTTGTAAGAAATGTAAATATGAAACTGACCCATATAGAAAAAAGTTTAGAAATAAACAAGGACAATGTATTCATACAATAGAAAGTGAAAATAAAGGACTTTTGATATGGCTAATAATTCTGTCTATTTTAATTCTATTAATGATAAAATTTAACTGAAAATTGTAAAGCCTAAAAAGAATTTGAACTATGGAAAAAGAAATTATTATACTAAAGCACTCTACAGCGACTTCCAAGCCTAAATTTAGAACTTTAAATGAGAACGAAAGTATTATTATAATTAACTCTAAAAAGAGTTGTAGTAATGCCTTAAATAAACCTAAATTTAAAATGATTGATAAGGCAAACAAAAGAAACTTGGAAACAAGACAAATAATAATTAATCATAAACAATAACATACAATTAAATCAAAGCAAGTATTAAAATACAAAGAGAATAAAAAGAATAATGTTTATTTGTAAATTGTAAAGACTTAATTATGGAGGAAAATAAAGAAATTCCTAAAGGAGTAGTAGATGTAGAAGCGTATAATGAAAGTGTAAAGTTAGCCAAACACCCTATTATAAAAAACCCCTACTATACAACAAGTGAGGGTGTAGAACTTAATCTTGGTATGATGGTACATATCTTACGCAAGAAAATAGAACATTTACCAGCGACAGAAATCGACAAGATTGAAAAATTAAAAGCGGTTTACTTCAAAATTAACAATAACCTTACAATCCAGAAACGTAGAGCGTTTGGAAAGAAACAAGGACAAGGACAAGGTAAAACCGAAAACGGCTCAATCTTTGAAAGTCGCAAAGAGGAACTACTTGAATACTTTGGTAGAATGTTTACAGTAGAAGATGTATTGAAGATTGTAAATATGGAGTGGGGTATTCCTATGGGAAAACATTCATTGTACGACTTCAAAATGAAATATGCTGAAGAAGTTAAAAAGAGAATAGACAATCATCAATTAAGTTATCATAACATCAGGCTTGGTATTAAGAAATCAAGATTGGAAGAGTTATCGGAACTTTACAGAAAAGCAAAGGGAACTTGGGAAGACAACGCCAAACGTGAAGATTTAAGGATATTGCTTACAATATTAGAACAATTGCGTAAAGAGGCAGAGGGTGACCGATTAACGATTGATGGAAAGGTTGATATAAAGTATGAGCAAAACATTCAAGTTCATTTAATGAAAGAAGTTTTCTCAACTACTAACTTAAAAGAAATCATACTTGGTAGAGTTGCCGCCAAAATGGGAATAAACCCAATCAAATTAATCTATTCACTTCAGAATAGTTATTACAAACAATATAGTAATGTCCTTGGGGATTTTGGTGAAGATGGAGAAAATACAGACTTACCATATCCATCTCAATTAAATTATGATTTTGAACGAATTGGAAAACAATTTAATTTGAAAGATAAATTAATTGAAGATGCTATCATTGTTGAAGAAACTCAAAATACAAAAGATTTATCAAAAGGAATTTCTTTAAAAGAGAAACTTGCTGCTAAATTGAAAAGTAAAACGCAAGATATTGAAAGATTCAAAACGAAATTAGAAGTAATGGATGAACGAAATAAAGACAAATAATAAAATCTTTACAAAGTTAATTAATTAAAATATTTTACTATGGATTTTAAAGAGGTTTACAAGTTTCCATTAAAGATGGATGAGTTAGGTGAAAAGGTTTGGACAACCGATGACGAAATGGCGTTTGACTTTTGTGATAGTTGGCTACCAAATAAGAATGCTTTCATAATTCCTGATAAAGACCAAAGAAAGTTAGTTGACCTACTAAATTCTGAAGAAAGCATATTTGAAACGAAAACCAAACTTGAATTAAAGTATGAAAACGGAACCATATTTGTCATTCAAAATTTCGTTAAGAGGTCATTCATCAATATCAGAGGTTGGGACATCTTACAGGAATAGGAGGTTTGAAATTAAAGGATGATGAAGCAAAAGATTTACAAGACCAATTCGCAAACTATATAATCAAAAAGTTATCATGAAAACAAAAGAGTACATCGCAGTAAAGAATTTCGTTCATAACGAATTGAAATTAACAAAAAACGATTTTTTAGAACTAATGAAACAAGCAGTCCAAGAGGAGGCAAAAGCATTCGTTCAAAGAAAGTTCCAAGATTCAGAAACAAGATATGAAGAATTAGCAAAATTAGCAATCACTTCTGAAGCAAAATCAATCTTAACAGGAAGACAACACGGAACTCAAGCTGATAAAATGTTTACATTTATCGGTAAAGAAATAGCGAATCAATTTACAATAAAGTTAAAAGAAAAAGAATAATGAAGCATTTACCAATATTCCTAAAGATTTTATTATTCATTCCTTTCATTGGGATTATGAGTATGATTATTTTAAACGATACAATTTCAGAAAATCCTAAAACAGTATCATTCTTAATAGCATATCACTTTGCTGTAATTTCAATATTCCTTTCATCAATAACATTTATACAATTATCATGAGCAAGAAAATTATGAAGTGCGTTTCAGAGCCATCAGGCAATCAATACTTTGACCACCCTTATTTGATAGGTGAAAAAGTAATCTATGTTGGAGAAGTAGAACCAAAACCAGATAGCAAGAACTCAGCTCAGTTTCATAAGCAATTCATTAGGATTAAGCGATTAAAACCATTAGAAGACAGAGTTGAGAGCCGCAAGAACTTTGAGTTTGTATAGAATGGATTACAATCAATTCGACTTAAAAGAAATTTTGAGTCATAAGGAAAGTTTAAATTTAGAAGTTGTACAAAAAAGATTGGTATTGTTAGCACTAATAAAAGCCAACTTCAAAATTCGAGTAGCGTTTGAAATAAACTGTAAAGGTAGTTACTACACGTTTGACGCTTATGATAAGTTATACCGAAAACATTTTCCAGGTGGATTGAAAAATCTAAAGAATCAATTTATGGAACAGTTTGGGTACGCTGAGAATTTCGATGGAAAGTTAATCAAGATTAAATTAAAAAAGGAAAACAATGAAAAAGATAAAACTTTGGTTTAAGTGTAGATATTGGTATAGTGGATTGTATGATTCAATTATCAAGAATATTAGAATGAGAACAGATGATAGTGAATTTGTTTATCGTTTCTTCAGATTCAAATACAATCAAGTTAAAAGAGAATATGACGAATGTAAGATATTGTAAATTTATTTTTATATCTTTGTACCATAGTAATCTTTAAAATTGTAAAATGAATATATTTGCCTTGGATATAAGTCCTAAAAAAGCTGCTAAATATCATTGCGATAAACACGCTGTAAAAATGATATTAGAAAGTGCTCAAATGATATCGACTGTATTTGATAAATACGATTATCATCAAGACTATATGATAAAGCCTTGTTTTCAAAATCACCCTTGTACTTTATGGGCTGGAAAGACTTATAAGAATTTATTATGGTTGATAAATTTAGGTAACGAACTTACAAAAGAATATACTTCAAGATACAATAAGGTTCATAAATACAACGACATCTTCAGATTAGCATCAGAACATATAGAGTATTTATCAGACAAGTTTCCAGAAGAGGGTTTACAACCATTCGCTATTGCTATGCCTGAATATCTAAAAGAACAAGCTGTAGAAAACTATTCAAGCGATGACGCAATTCAATTATATCGTCAATATTATATCTTGGAGAAAAATAGATTTGCCGTTTGGAAATATTCCGAAATGCCTGATTGGTATCGTAAAAGCAAAACGATTAAAAAGAAGATGATATTGGAAAACTTTACAAAGTTAAATTACAAGGTTAAGTTAATAAACTAAATTACTATGAAAAGAAGTGAAACTGTAATAAAAGAGAAAATTTTACAATTACTACAATTTCTTCATGAATATCAAGAGCCTTGTTATGTTTATGAACTTGAAGAGTTATTTCCATCTATGCATCATAAAACAACTTATATTCCTGTGATGAAAGAATTAGGATATATTGAAACAGTTGGAAAGATGAGAAGTCGTCAATGGTATTATACCAAAGAACATGCTCCAACAATCAAAGATGCTAAACTAATATCTGAAAAAACGAGTCAAAAAAGATTTGAATATAAAAACAAAAATAAAGAGCCGATGGAAATAAAATTCGACAGAATAGGTAAAAGACAAATTTATGATTGGTTAATGTTTTTATCTAAAGTTAAAGAATCAAGATATCAAGCAATCAAAATGGAAACTAAAGTAAATTTATCTTATGTCTTTATAAGAGCCATGCTTGAAAATAATATAATTGGTAAAAAAGATGAGGGTGTTAAAACTAAATACTTCATTAAAACCGAAGTGATGCCTAATATTCATATGGTAGATAGGATATACAGAGCAGGACAATCTATTCAACATGCTTATAATAATAAGGCTCAAGATAACAAAGTTAATAAAATAGAACTTAAAAAAAGATATGAGTCAGAAATGAATGAAGAAGTAGTTGAAGAAAATTATACTTTAGATGACTTTAAAAATCATCTTGAAATACTTAAAACAAAGTTATTCAACTCAACAGGAATAAGTACAGAAATGACTGTAAGATTTACTAACCAATTTATAATATAATTATGAAAAGTCAAGAACAAAAAGACCTTATGGTTGAAAATTTATCGAAAGCTAAAAAAAATGTTTCTAAAGTAGAAAGACCAGTTTGGGATGATACCGATTATGAAAGTTGTATAGAAGCAAAAATTCAAATCATAAAAGGAACTAAAAAAGTTGAAGATTATGAGGGATTTGACGAACAATGCGATGCTGCTTGTTTAGCTGAAGATTGGTTAAATGGAGAATTATCTGATAAACAATTATTAAAAAATTTATCATGATAAGTAACCAAACATTCATGCGAATAGCATATCAAGTCGCATCAGAGAGTAAAGCAGAGAAACGTAAAGTTGGAGCTGTAATTGTAAAAGATAATAATATCATCGCATTAGGATATAACGGAACGCCAAGCGGTTTTGATAATTGTTGCGAAGATGAAGTTGAAAACTTTTCATACGAACAAAATGAAAATAAGTTAGCAGCTGGAGAAAATTTCGGAACTAAAGAAAAATTATTGAAGACACGTCCAGAAGTTTTACATGCTGAAAGTAACGCTATATCAAAATGTGCTCGTTCAACCTATTCTTCAGAGGGTGCCGATATTTTCGTAACTACTGCGCCATGTATAGAGTGTGCTAAACTAATAATACAAGCAGGAATCAAGAATGTCTTCTGGAGTGAGGAATATAAGACCATGGATGGAATAAGATTGCTGGAACAGGCAAAAATTTACGTTAAGAGAGTTATTGTTAAACTTGAACCTATCTTGATTAAAATTCCGAACTCTATGACCGATGAAGAGCGTGAGGAATTTAAAAAGAAGTGGATGGAGTTCCAAGCGTCAGATAAAACAATTTGGTTACCGAGTGATTGGGATAAAAAATGTAATCATGTTTGGAAAGCTGTTATTGAAGATGATAAACAATTCATTCAATCAAGTTATGAAGCAGAATGTATTCATTGCGGAATAAGGGGTGGAGAAAATCCTATTGAATTAAAAAGATTGTATGATGAGCCAGAAGTTAAAGGTATTGTTAAGTCAATTATGATTTTAGCGAATGAAACTGATAATATTGGTAGATTAGAAAAATTTATAGATAGTAGTTTTGAAACTTTAAAGAATAAATAATATGAAAACAATAATCATTTTAGTAGCCATAGCAATCCTTTTACTAATTGTAAATAAACTTGCTAACAAAGTATATAACTACAATAAGAAATATCCTAAAGAAGATAAAAAGAAATTCTATTGTTGGAGAGACAAAATGGATTTATTTCTTGACGATAGTTGTATTGAACAGTGTCCGAGATGTAAAAACGTAGAAGATGAAAGATATGAATAATAACCAAGAATGTAACGGAACTTGCGAAAGTTGTAATTGTCTTAAAATTAATCAAGATGAGAAATAAAATAGATGAGATTTTTGAGAATATTTCTAATGATGAATTAAAACAAGGAATTTTAGAAATAAAAGAGGATGGAGAAAAAGGTTTCATTCGCAATGGAGTTGTTAGAAAATATGCTAAAATTACATCTGAGATAATAGGTAAAAGTGTAAGTTTAGACTTATTCATGACAGAACTTAATCTTTTACGTCAAGCAAGTTATCGTTGGGCAAAACCGCCTAAACAAAAATGTAAATGCGTACAATCATATTCAGACAATGGAATTTGTTTAACATGTAAAAAACCGAAATAATGGCTAAAGTAACTTACAAAAAGATAGTTGAAGAGAAACTATCAGGAATGGAAATTGGAGATAAATTTGATATTGAAAATTTCGTAGAAACGAATTGGGGAACGTATAACTTTTTTGTTCGTAGGAGTTTTGATGTTTACCTTTGTAAAGCAAAAGCAGAATATCCTGTAAGAAAATTTGAAACCCAAAAAGGACACCTTGTAAGATTGAAATAAATTTTACAAGGTTTATTATTGTAAAGAAATTAATTAAAATAAAATATCATGGGACAATTAAAAGATTTAACTTGCGCAATGGGTGGTAATTTTTCTATATTGAAATCAATTTTAAATAAAGGTAGATATGTGCCTAAAAAGAAATTGAGAAGCATAATCCAGACTCAAGAAAATATATTATCAGAAATTGAGATTTTACCAACTTCAGACATATCAGACTTTGATGAAGAAATTAAATTTTTTATTCGAGTTAAGAATGCATCAGGTGGAGCATCTTGGACTGAAGAAATTGCAAAAGATATTCAAAAGGTAGGTGAAAAGATTGCTTTTGAACATGGTAATAGAATAATTGAGAATTTCAATATGACTTTAAAACCGCATGAAGAAGCAAGAGAACTTGTTGAAGTTTATAAAACTATAACTTATAGCAAACAAGTAAAACTATCTTAATATGGAAATATTAAAACTAAAATCAGATTTTGAGAAATTAAGTATTCCAACAAAGATACATAGAATATCTCAAGGCAAAGTAGAACATTTTGTTTATTTAGGAACTAATCCAATGGTATCAAATACTATGGTAGTTTTATGTTCTGGAGATTATACAGATGCCAAATGTCTGAGATACCCCGAACCAAGAGAATTTAAGTTTGACGATGAATCGGAATTTAAAGAGGTTTTTGTAAAAGATTATAATTCTCAAGAAGTAGGTGAGATTATGATTAAACAACTTTATAGAAAAATAGATGTCGTTCAAGAAATCTATATTCAAACCGAAAACTACAAAAAAGCAAAATCATTCTATGGAAAGTATTTTGAAGAATGTAAAGGATTGATAGATGAAAATGGTTGGTTAAGAATTTGTAATCAAACGCCAAAATCAATCGTTAAGTTTTCCAGAGAAAATAGAACTATGTTTGAGAGTAGAACAGAAAATACTCAAGATGCTTATTTAACATTCATTCGTCCAACTTGTAATTTATCTTAATATGGCAATGATTAAAATTGAAGATAAAATTATATATCACGGTGATTTTATCATAACGCTACATGGTGACGGAACTTTTACAGTTAAAACTAAAAAATAAATCATGGGAAACTATAAAGAAATCGATGGCGATTTAATCGAGATGTTTAAAAAAGGTGAGTTTGACGTAATTGCTCACGGCTGTAATTGTTACGCTACTATGGGAGCAGGAATTGCTTTAACAGTAGGTAATGAATTTCCAGAAGCAAAACAAGCTGATGAAGATTTGGAAATCCCAAACGGAATTAAAAGATTAGGAAAATTATCATATACAGAAATTGATATTGATAAAAAAGCAGGCTATGATACTTCATTACTTTTCAATCTTTACACTCAATATAATCCAGGCAGAGACTTTAGAATGAATGGATTCATAAAGTCTATCAAGGCTATGAAGAAAGTAATAAAAGATGAGTTTTCATATATTAACGATAAAGGTAAAAGAGAATTTCTTGGAAACAATGTTAGAATTGGTTTACCATTAATCGGTTGCGGAATAGCTGGAGGTGATTGGAATGAAGTTAGTGAAGTTATCAAAACTGAACTTTCAGAGTTTGACGTTACAATAGTTCACTTTAAACAAAAAGTAGTAGGAGTGAATTATTTTCCATCTAAAAAATATTCCAAGCGACCAAAAGTAAATTGGGAGGACTTATCAGACGATGAGTTTGAAAGAATGTTAAAAGAAATGTAATATGGCAGAGCAAAAGGATTTAAACCCAAAAACATACGATTTAATAAATGTAATTTTAGGGTGCGACATAATTACTACCTTTAATGATAAGTTAGTAGGAACAAAGGCATATCGTCAAAAACTAAAAGTTCATTCAAAAGGATTGGGTGAAGAGGTTGATAAGGTTTTAGATACGGAACTTGCGAGAATGTATTCAATAGATGAAGAAATTTATCAGAATATTTCTATCAATATGGAAAGGTTTGTTAAGAACATGTCTAAAAACATTGTAGATATGCGTCCAGATGATTTTCTGGAATTGAATCAAATCATAGAACTCTATTGTAACAATAAACAAGAGTTTCAAGATTCATTTGAAATAACAATGAGAAAACTAAATGAAAAATAATGATTTAGTCATATTAAAAAGAAATCAATATAATCTTGTTTTATCAATCAGATTATCTAATTCTGATGAAATAGAATGTCTTAAAAGAAAACTTGAATCCCAATATTCGACTAAAGAAAGGATTTTATTGGATGAGAAAGTAAGATATGACCACGAACTAAAATCAGAGTTAATTGATTTAGATGAAAAAATAAATAATTTATCAGGATTAAATAAATAGTTATGGCAAGAACATTTGTAGAATTTGAAGAAGCATTCATTGACTTATCAGTAATTAAGGCTATTGAAAAATCATCTTCTTGGGATGAAAAGGATGAAAGAATTGCTTTCAAAATAATTATCAACAATCCTGATAGAATTAAAATTGATTCATTCCTACCAACGTACACTTTCAAATACGCAACCGAAAGACAACGTGATAGACTTTTTCAGGAATTAAGAGAGAAACTTGAAGAACAAGATGTTGAATTCATTTAAAATAAATAATCATGTGTAAAAAATGTAACTGTACCGATTGTAAATGCGACAAGCAAAAAATCGACAAAACTAAAAAAGATGCTATATCTAAACAAAAAGATAATAGTATTGGAAATAAACCAAAACAAACATTCGAGAAATAATGAATCAAATCAAACCGATTGGTGATAGAGTTTTAATTGAACCTAAAGCACCTGAAACGCAAACTGCCTCTGGAATTATCATACCAGAAAGTACTCAACAAAAAACTCAATTTGGTACAGTTATTTCTGTAGGTAATGGTAAACAAGGTGAACCCTTGACCGTTAAAGAGGGTGATTCAGTCATATACGAAAAATATGCTGGAACGGAAATGAAACTTGGAAACAAGGAATATCTTTTAATGAGAGAAGAACAAATTTTAGCAATACTTTAAATCATGGAAAGAAATCCTAAACCAATTTTAGTAATCAAAATGCCTGCCTCAACAAGTTTGGCTATGATTCATCAATCTCATAAATATATTGAAGAAAAAAAGATTGAAAATGATTATCATGTTCTTATTGTAAGTAATGGAAATAAAGAGGGTGTTGATATTGAAGTTTTTTACGACAAGAATATAAAGGAAACAGATGTTGAACAATTAAAACAATTAATAAAAGATGGATTTGAAAGTAAGAGTAATAAACAAGAGTAATTTAGAATTACCAAAGTATGAGACAACTTCTTCAGCTGGGTTGGACTTAAAAGCGTGCCTGATAACCGAAAGAGAAAATGAACCAAACGTATTTGATGCGTATGATGAAATAATCGAAGTAGGCAAAAGAAAACTAATTAAGACAGGTTTGTTTTTAGAAATTCCTCAAGGCTATGAGGCTCAAGTAAGACCAAGAAGTGGATTAGCTTTAAAAAACGGAATAACTGTATTGAATTCTCCAGGCACTATTGATTCAGATTATCGTGGCGAAGTAGGAGTGATTTTGATTAATCATGGAGATGTTCCTTTCAATATTTCTCATGGAGATAGAATTGCTCAGATTGTTTTCGCTAAAGTTGAGCAAGCAGAATTGAAAGAAGACATAAATTTATCTGAAACTGAAAGAGGTGAGGGTGGATTTGGAAGTACAGGAAAATAGTTTACAAAGTTATACTATATATCGAAAGATAAAAATATTGAAAATAGAAATCCAAACCCAGCGGTGACGACTTTATGGGATAGGGTGGATGCCGTATAGCTCAGCGTGTAGAGCACCAGAGACTAATCTGGAGGTCAGAGGTTCAAGTCCTTTTACGGCAACGATTGAATTGTTTGACGTTTTATTGAAATTTTGTTTGGACACGGGTTCGACACCCGTCACCTCCACGAATAATTGTTTCCATAATTATTTTGTGTTATTTGATTTGTCCGTAGTAAATAAACGGAATGGTGGAACGTTTACCAGAGTGAGAAAACTGGTTGACCCTATTCGATGGTAATGAGAATTGAAATAATTTACCGAAATTGGGGGTGAGTTGGTTTTGACAGCAATTAAATAGGTAGAATTTAGATTCAATTAAAAAGTAACTCCAAAAGTTATAAACCTTTTTGGTAACTCAGTACAGGCTGCTGCGTAACTAAACGAAATTAAAGGATGCGAAAAATCCTTAAAAGAGGGGTAAATGAAAATTTACCCTTTTTATTGTAAATTATTTTCTCCACAAAAATAAGGAAAAACAAAAATATTTTAAAAAAAGATTGTAAAAAATTTTTTTCTTTGTAAATTTCGTAATATCTTTGTACCATAGAACTTTAATAACAGAGTTTATAAAATCAAAAATTAATTAATAAGTAAAATTTTTTATCATGGAAAACACAAATCAAAAATTCGGAAATGTAGTAGCAGCTTTACAGGCATTAGTTGAAACAGGTAATTTCGTAATCGACTTACAAAAAAATGTTCATTCGACTTCTTACAGAACAGGTAGTTTAGAACAAGCCTTACAAAAACAAGTTATTGAAGAAACTGTTCATCATTTAGGTGAAGAAGATGAGCAACCTCAAGAACCAACCAGAAGAATCAAAATCCAAATTATCGGTTTAGATAATGAAACTACTATTTTGAGAAAAATAGAAATTGCTCAAGCGATGTTTGACGGAACTTTAGAAGAAGTTTTACCAAGTGAAGAATTGAAAAATTCTGACCGATTGTTAGATTGTTTAGATGGACACTTTGGAGCTGGACCAGAACTTGATAGACAATTTCTTGAATCTAAAAAACAAGCTGAGATTGCTGCGGAGGAAAAAGACAACAATCCCAGCGATGAAGTTTCTGAAGAAACTGTTCAGGATGAAGTAGAGCAACAAGATTTACCTCAAACTCCATACGGTCAAGGTGAGCAACCAACCGATGAAGAAAACCAAGAAACAACTACTAATTAATACAACTACCTAAAGGGCATTGAGAAATCTTTGCCCTTTTTTAATTCTAATTATCATGAAAAAGTTTATCCTATTTTTAGCAATCTTATCAATAAATTTATCATTCAGTCAAGACCAATCTATCCAAAGAGAAAAGGATTTTTTAGTAAGAATGAAAGACAAGCAATTTGCGAAAGAGCAAGAGCAAGAGAATTTAGATTTATTAACCGAACTTTATAATGCCGTAAACACGCTACAAGCGTTGAGAAAATACCATTATGAAATGAGATATGATAAAACGTATCTCAAACAATATAAAAGAAAAATATTTTATGGTTTGAGAAATGACGTATCTTGGGAGAGAGATAAAAATACAATGAATAAACAATTGAGTGATAATATATTACTTTACAACGAACAACGTCAAAGATGTATATTATACTATTCTTGGGCAAAACAGTTCCCTAAAGATATTGTACAGAAATTAGATATTGATAATCTACCAACAGGAAAATAAGAGTAAAATCTATTCAAGGTTATTAATTAAAAGAGTAAATAATTTGTTTAACTAAAATTTAAAAATCATGATTACAGCTTACAATGTTAAAACTAAAGAAAAAAATGTCCCAATGCTTAAAGCAGTAGTTGACAGAAGTGGAAACCGATGTTTCGCAAAAGGAGAATCAGCTGATGGACAAAAGATGTGTGTTGCTATTGGATTAGCAAATGCTGAAAAAGAAATTGCGGCTGGAAATGCTACAAAAGGTACTGGGTGGTAATTTAGTATTTATTCTGCGGTGAGATGGTTGATGGAGAATTAATTTTCAAAGTCAACCTTTCATTTTTTAATAACAATTCAAAAAATCATATTATGTTCAGTAAAGATAAAATTTTCGTAATCGGTTCAAAAATAATCAATAGTTGTATTACACCTGAGCAATTAGATAATGCTGTAAGAGCAATTGATTTAATTCGTAATCTAAATAATGATGAAACATTAATAAGCGAGTTAATCGAGATTGTCGAACAAAGAAAACTTCAAATTGAAAACTTTCATAATGATGTAAATAATATCAACGTTATTTATGAAAAGGTAACAGGTCAAAATAAAGAATAAATGAAGAAAGCATATTACATTGTATTTGATACAGAAACAGGTGGATTAGATTGTACAAAAAATCCTATATTAGAAATCGCATTGGTAACGCTTGATATTAATCTTAAAGAAATAGATAGATATGAAACATATGTTAAACCATACGATGACTTGGAAATAACTAAAGGTGCTTTGAATGCTAATGGTATTAAATTGAGGGATGTTGAGAATAACGGAATAACAAAAAAGGAGTTAATAAAGAATTTGATAATTTACTTTAAAAACGCCATGCCTGGTTCTCACCCATCTTTAAAACCTGTAGTTGTTGGACATAATATTCCTTTTGATATAGGATTTATGGATGAGTTATTCAAGAATGAAAAAACAAAATTTAAGGATATCATATCAAATGTCTATATAGATACTATGGCTGATGCTAAAAGAAGTTGGCCAAAAATATCTTCAATAAACCTTTCAACTTGTTGTGAGCAAGCTGGAATAGAACTAATAAATGCGCACCGAGCAATGCCTGATGTTTTAGCCACCGCTGACTTATTCAGGTATTTTACTAAAAAGCTGAGCCAAACGACTTCAAGCAAGTTTAAGGATTCAGAAAGTCAGGATGGAAAATCAAGAAGTAAATTTCAATTTTAATTATATGGACACTAATCAAAAAGAAAATCCAAATCAGGATTTAAAACAAGATGAAGGCAATGTTTCAGAAGTTCAATCAAAAGGAACTGTTGGAGAAGCAATCAAGGAAGTAATTAATACAGAACTTGAAAACGACAATGGAGTTGAAGAGCCATTGAATGATGATGAGATGAGTCAACTTTCTAAAGACAAAGAAAATTCTGAAAAGGAATTCAAATTTGTAATTATCGGAGGTAATGAACCATCAGTAAATGACTCATTTGTAAAATCTATTGAAGCAGCAGGTATTCCTATAACAGTATTTGAATTAACGAATGAAGAAATGAAATTCATTATCAATTCACGTGCCGAAGTAAAAGCTCAAGAAGCATCAGTTGATTATCTTCAAAATGAAGAAAACAAAAAAAGAGTAAATGAGTGGTGTAAATTACTTATTCAAAATCATCTTAAAAGAGTTCATAAAGGTAAAGAGTTTTCAGAACTTATACAAAAAGCATATGACTCTGAAATTGAAATTTCATTTACAAAGAAAACTTTAAAACAAGCATCTAATTTAAGTTGGAAACAATTTGAAGAGTTGTATGGAAATTTAGAGTTGTTTGGAGTTATAAAACATTTTGAAGATGGCTCATTTACACTTATTCTAAATGAAGAAGATGTTGTAAAAAATCAAGTATTTGATTTTAAACAATTATTGAATTTAGTAATCGGCAAGGCTACAAGTATTCAAGGTGAAAAGAAACTTTCTGCTAAAGATAAAAAGAAGTTTGAGTCAATCAAAAAAACATTATACAATGTAGCTGATAAAATTTAGTTATGATAATTACTCAAGAGGACTTAAAAGTTGTAGATAAATTCGCCAACCCTTTTTCAGCTGACCAGCTGTCTGAGGGTTTTCGGATTTTTGAAGAAATCATAAATAATTTAGATGATACAGGGGTAAGAGAATTACTTGGTGGAGATGAAAAAGATATTGATGATGTTTATTCAATAATTCTTGAAGAGACACTTGCTGTAGTTTATGGTAGAGAAAATAATATATCAAACCGATTAGGATATTTTGACCACTTAACAGGTTCAATTGAAGAAACACTTTGTATTGAAAATCTAACTTATTTTATAATTTCAAAAATTCCTGCCTTTGAATTAAATTGGCACCATATGGAATGGGGAGATGTCGTACAAAGATATAATAAGTTCAATATCATTGCGGCACGTGACCATGGTAAGTCCTACTATTTCAGTAATGCTTATTTAATTTGGAAATTGTATCGTTATCAACCTTTCATTTCAAAACAAATTAGCAGAAGAGATTTATCATTGTCTAAAAAAGGATATTTATTTTCATTTTCTCAAACTCAAGCAACTGACCTTTTAGAAATTTTAAAAGGAACTATTGAAGAGAATGATGATTTGCGTGATAAACTTTTACCTAAAGGAACGGATGGTTGGGCAAAAACTGAGATAAGATGTAAGAATGGGGCTGGTATAAAAACAAAAGGTTTTGGTTCAGCAGTAAGGGGTGCTCACCCAGGATTTATAATGATTGATGATGGATTGAAAGATAACGTAATTTATTCATCAGTTCAAAGAAAAAAGTCAATTGATTATTTCCAAGCGGTTATTATGAATATGATTGTGCCAGGTGGACAAGTAGGAGTTGTAGGAACTCCATTTCATGCTAATGACCTTTATGGAGATTTGAAAAATAAATCAGGTTGGCATGTAAGAGAATATCCTGCTATATTTCCAGATGGTACAGTACTATGGCGTGAACGTTGGGGATTCAAAGAACTTTTGGAAAAAAGAGAAACCCAAGGAAACTTAATTTTTTCAAGAGAAAATCTTGTTAAACCTGTAACAAATGAAAGTACGATATTTCCAGAGGATGTTATAAAACGTTCATATCTTGGAATGGAAGACCATGTATTCGTTAGAAGTAGAGATGCTTTCAAAATGAAATTCGATAGAGTAGTAACTGCTTGTGACTTTAGTATATCATCATCTGTAGGAGCAGATTACACTGTTATTATCACGGCTGGGATAGATGATAAGGAAAATATATGGTTATTAAATATCACACGTTTTAAAGGCAAGAAATTTAGTGAACAAATGAGTATGATTAAACATATTCATCATTCATTTAAACCTGACTTGATTGTAATGGAAAATAACGTTTTTCAACAAATTTTCGTTCAAGAGGGTGATAAGTTAGGAATGCCTGTTGAGGGTCATACGACAGGAACAAATAAATATGACTTGAAATCAGGATTGCCTGGTGTAGCAATTTTATATGAAAGAGGTAAAATAAGATGTCCGAGAGGTAATCAAGAAAGTATTGATATATCAGATGGATTGGCTTTGGAACTTGGAAGTGTAACTTGGACTGAACACGGACTTGAGGGAGTTGGAGAACATGATGACCAAGCAATGTGCTTATGGTTATTGACCGTTGGAGTTAAAAAAGTAACAACTGGTTTCTCTTTCAGATTTTTATAAATATAAGTATAATTTATTTTAAATAATCATTAAAACAAAATATTATGAATATAAAATATTTCTTTACAAATGTTGATGGAAATCTATATTTGAATAGTGTATTATTAGATGCTATCTATATAATATCACCTACAAGTACGGATAATTCAGTTGATATTATATCGGCATATGATAAAAATCTTTCTTTATTAAATTGTAAAATAGATGAAATTCAATTTGACGAAATACCTTTAAATTCAGTTTCTCAATTTAGAGAATTAGCAAAAGATTTACTTTTCAAACAAAGTAGTAGTTCATCAACTCCATCTTCATCAGGAGCAACTTCTGATAATCAAATTGCCGGAAATCAATCATTATCTAATATTGATGCCGATTTAGGAACAAAATCTGACGCTGCCGCTACAACTGATATTGGGAATTTTTCTTTAATTTCTTTATTTAAAAGAGGATTGCAAAATTGGACTTCATTATTAGCAAAGATACCATCTTTAGGAACTAAAAATGCATCTGCTTCATTTCCCGTCACTCAATCGGTTGAAACAGCTGTTGGAGTAATAAGTACTCAGAATTTAAACCCTAATGGAGTAGCAACGGCAAATAGTGCGGTTGAAATTTCTTTACAAGGAAATGCTCAATTAGCAATACAGACTGTAGGAACATATACAGGTGCTTTATCTATTCAAGTAACAATTGATGGAACAAACTGGCTTACCGTTACAGCTTCATCACTATTGAAAATTATAACAGGTACATATCTTCCATCCATAACTTCTGCCGAACAATCCGCATATCAATTTGAATGTTCGGGATTAATGAAAGTTAGAATAACGGCATTAGCAGCTGTTACAGGTAATGTAACTGTTAATTTGAGAGCAAATAATAATATAAGTTTAATTGGTATTGATGCACCATTACCAGCTGGTACTAATACTTTAGGGAATATTGCTACAGTTACTACAGTAACAGGAGTTACAACAGTTTCTACAGTAACGACTGTTACAAACGTAACTTCTATAACGGATGCTGGAACGCCTAAAGTTCCTGCTACACCTTATTTTGTAAATTCTTTAGCAGGTACAAAATGGAGCATTAATACTAACGGGAACATCAGGATTACATGCTTTTTACGCTACTAATTCAGGGGCAGCAGTTGCTTATGTTAAATTATATAATAAAGCGACAGCACCTACAGTTGGAACTGATGTACCTGAAATGATAATGATTGTTCCAGCAGCAGTAGGAGGTGTGCCTGGTGTATGCGTTTTACCAATCGGTAATCAAGGTTTTAGATTTGCTTTAGGTTTAGGGATAGCAATAACAGGAGGTGCGGCTGATACTGATGCTACAGCGGTGGCAGCTGGACAAGTTAAAGTAAAATTATCAAGAACTGTATAATTAGTAAATTATTATTAACAAGTATTATTTGTTTTTAACTTACAAAGTTATTATAATAAATAAAATTAATTTTTATGAAACGTTTATTGACAATTGTTTTGTCTTTGCTCTGTTTTTCGGTTATGACGGCTCACGATGTGAGTTTGATTAATAGCAAAGATGTTCTCAAACAGAAAACCGAGTTTGTTAAATCAACTCAAACGCAAATGGATGTAATCGTTACATCATGCTCAAGTGAAAATGCTAAATTTAGCTTTACAGAAAATCGGAACGTTTTTAAAGACGTCAAGACGAAAGTGATAAGTTATTGTAGCTGGGATAAAATTAAAACCGACTTATTTGATAAAATACCTATTCTGGTCAGTTGGAAAAATCCTATAAATTATAATAAGAATACAATTACAAAAATATCTACTGCCGAATTGAATTTCAATAACAAAATTATGTTGCATAACAATTCCGTCAGGGTTTAAGTTGGTTAATTAAGTTTGAAATGAAAGTCCTATATTAATTTATAGGACTTTTTTTATGTCTAAAATTTCCACAAAAATAAAGACATTGTAAAAAAGTTTTAAAAATTTACAAAAAAAGATTGTAAAAAATTTTTTTATTGTAAATATTCGTAGTACCTTTGTACTATAATTAGAAACTAAATAAAAATATTATGAGAACTTTAGTAAAAGTAACTAACGAATTAAATGGAAAAGAAATCGGAAAATCTATTGTTTCTGAGTCTATTGAAGAATCAAGAAATGCTACTATTTTGAAATATGGAGATACTATTAAATTAAGTGATTTTGGTTCGTTATTATTAACTAATTTACAAGGAACTTTTAGATTTACATTTACACAAACTAAATAATAGAAATCATGGAAAATACAACGATAGAGAAAGTTAAAAAAGGTGATTATTTCAGATTAAAAGAAAATTCTCCAATATATGTAGCGGATGGCTATAACAGAACTACTAAAAAATATTCAACTTATAAATTTGATGATATAAGTTCATTCAGAGAATTTAAAAAAGGGACAGTTGTAATTGTTAATTTCGAGTTTTAATATCAAAGTTTAAATAATAAAAATATCAATCATGGAAAGTATTTTAGATAAAATCAAAAAATTAATGGCTCATCAAGAATCAGCTGAGCAAATGGGTTCAATTCATGAAGCAGAAGCATTCGCTGCTAAAATTCAAAAAATGATGCATGCTCATAATATATCCTTAAAAGATATTTCTTTTGAAGATTTAAAAGAGAATGTTAAACAAGAATATCTTGATAGTAAAATTGCAAGTGTTAGTTACTCTTTAGGATATTTCATAATGTATCCAATAGCAAAATATAATTGGTGTAGAGTTTATATTGCCAAAAGAAATAGAATGCTAATAGTAGGTTCACCTGAGAATATCGAAGCATGTAAAATGATTTACGATACTGTTTTAGCAATATTTTTAAAGGTAGGTAAAGAGAAATACAAAACTACTAACAAGGCGGTTGGATTAGATACTTATTTGAGAGAATTTCTACAAGGCTGTGCTAATGGACTTGCTGATAAATTTAAGGCTGAGAGAAAGATTTTAGAATTACAAAACTCATCTTCTACAGCGTTGATAGTTAGAAATGATAAAGCGGTTGAAGCATATGTTGAAAAAACATTTAAAGTAGGAAAATCAAAAGCAAGAGAGGTTAAGAAATCTGACGCTTATTTTCAAGGATTACAAACAGGCAGAAACGTTGAATTAAATAAAAAGATAAGTGAATAAGGAAAATGTACCATATATGAAGAAACCTTGCGGAAACTGCCCATTCCGTAAGGATTCAGCTGGTATAAAATGTTTAGGTAAAAAGAGGGCTCAAGAAATTTCTAAACAAAATATGACCGATGGTTTCGTTTGTCATAAAACTGTAGATTATTCTAAAGAGAATGGTGAGATTGACTCAACCAGAAAACAATGTGCGGGTGCTTTAATTTTAGCCAAGAAAACTAAATCACCTCAACCATTTTTAGATTTATATGAGGGAATGTTTAAAGTAGAAATGGAATTGAATAATAAAGACGTCATAGTTGATACTTATGAGGAGTTCATAAATATTCAATCATAACAAGTATTATTTTTAAAAATTAGTAATTAAATAAAATAGACATGGATAATAAACTATTCTTATCATCAGATGACTTTGAAAATAAAAGATTGAATAAATCATTTTTTACAAACATCAATAAAGGTATTTCTGAGCAACAATTTAGAAATCAATATCCAACTAATAAATTTGATGCCTTTGAAAAAGGTATGGTTGAAAATTGGATAAAAGAAACTTATGAATCAACAGGTGGAGAAATCATTAAAGGTGGATTCAACGATACTGAAGATGTTTCAAAAGTATTGGAGAATATGAAATCTCAAGTTACCTTACTAAAGGGAGTTATTGTTGAAAATGAATTAGGTGAAGTGAAAGAAATTTTTGTAATGCCTAAACAAGAAGTTTTATCAGAAGAGTCAACCACAGGTTCAGCTATTGAAAAAGGTAAAGATTCAGACCAACTTGAAAAAGGTAAAATTAAAGATGCCTTATATTACTCAGAATTGAAAATTGTTTTTCAAAAAACTGGTAAAGAAATAAAAGAAAAATTAGTTTCAATCAAAACGAGAGAAACTGCTAAACTTGCTGAATTACAAGTTAAATTAGATTTATTGAAAGATAAATTTAGTTACCAACCGACTGAGAAATATTCCTATGAGGATAGCGATGATACGCTAAAAACATTTAAATGGGATATGACTTATGAAAGTAAAACTGCTTGCGATAATAACGTAATTCAATTCAATGAAACTGAATCAGGAACATTAACTAATGAGGAATGTAAACTTCATAGAGAATGGAATGATACTGTTTATTCATATCGTGACGTAAAACAAGAAATCGATGCTATTAGTTTACTTGAGGAAAATCTTGAGGAAACTAAAAAATATGAGTTGACTGCTCGACAAATGCTTAATTTTGGTTTCTAATTTTCCATGTCTGCTGTTTGAGATGCCTTTGTAAAAGAAGGCATTTCACTTTTAACATAGTTATTAAATAAAATAGTAATTATGGCACCGACATCATTTTCAGCTAAAGGTAAAATTATCAGCATAGAAACTGTTAGAGAATTTGGCGATGTAAGATATTTAGAGTTAAAGATTGAATTACAAACATCACTTCAGATATTAGATTTTTATATTACAGAAAATAGTAATACTCCAAGAGCATTTCAACTTATAAGAAAAAATTTTGGAGAATATGGAGCATATCAAATTAATGAAGAAATTCAATTTGATTTTAATATCGTAAAGAATAAAAAAGATGAAACTAAATTAAAGATTTGGTCAATCTACAATAAAGGATTTAAAAATGGAATGGAAAGTTAAAATTGAAGAGCAATTAAAACAAGCAACTAATCAACGTAAAATCTCAACACCCTTAAAGAAATTAGTAAAAATAGTTTTAAGTGGAGATACAAGGTTTAATTTAGTGTATTCGAGTAGTAGAGAGCAATATGTTACTTTAGTTTTTAGAGAAACATTATCAAAACTTACTTCTTCAATACTTTTGAAAAATGGTTATAAACAAATTTACTTAAATAACAAATAATGGGATATGCTGAAGACAATCCAAGGACAAAGCAATATTTGCCTGACGATACTTTAGATGTATGTGAAGAAAATTTACATCTATTCTTTAAAACAATGTTTGATAGACAAAACATATGGTTTAAAAGATTTATTGAAAAGAAACCTGCTCCATGGACAAAAGATAAATTTCTAAAGGACTTTAAATTTACAAATGTTTATAGAGAACTTGATAGAAATTCTCAATTTCAAATAGAGAATTTTTTCAAAAATCCTATTAGTAAAGTTGACCGAAAAGAATTGATTTGGAAAATAATGTTTTTCAGATTTTTTAATCAGCCTGAGTTTTTCAAGTTCATAGAAAAATTTACTATGGATGCGGATGAAGCAGGTGCTTGCGATTTTTCTTTTATAGGAATGATTCCAAGATATGAAAGATTTAAACCTGAGGAACTAAAACAACTAATGGAAGCATATAGAGAACAAGGTGGAAATCCTTTTACTAATGCTTATTTAACAAACTCTCAAGCATGCCCAGGCAAAACAAGAGATGAATGTTTCGCATTTAAAGTAATTCCTACTTTACATTCATTAATTCCTAAAATATCAAAAACTTTATTGTTAGCAAAAAGTCCTGACGATATCATAAAATTACTTTTGACACTTCCATCAGTTTCTCATTTTATGGCTCATGAATTTTATCAAGACTTTACATATGCTCCAAGATACTCTGGAATAAAATTAATGAAGTTTGACCAAGATGATTACACGAATGTTGGACCAGGTGCGGAAGTAGGAATAAGATTGATATTTCCAAATAGAAAAAATAAAACCGAGAAACTACAAGCAATATATGACTTGAGAGATTTAGCGGTTGATTATCTTGAGCAGTTTGGAGATTTTAAATATTTAGCATACAATTCAATATCAGGCAATTATTTAGTAGATTACAATAAACCTCAAATAACTCTTCATCAAATAGAAATGTGGTTATGTGAATTTCAAAAATATTGGAAGATGCTAATTGGAGAGGGTAAACAAAGAAGTCAATTTCAACCAAAAACAATAATTAATAAATAAATAAAAATGGAAAATGTAGCAAAACTTATCAAATATTTTGAAAAGAAAAAATTAGAAATTCGTGAGAAAAAAACAGTGATAGGAATTTATCATGAAAATCTTCAACTATTTTCAATCAACTCAATTAGAGTTAAAGAAGATGAAGCAATAATGAATTTTACTTTTAATATTTTAAAGGAAAATAAAAGTGTATTGGAAGACATTGACGGAATTGATATTGAAAAAACTCCATTCTTGAAAAACGTTTCTGAATCAGAACTTTTGAAAATATTAAAAGATAATGATTTAGTTCATGAGTCAAAAAAATTAACTGACTTTGATGAAGTTCAAGAAAATTATGAATTAGCAGTTGCTGAAAATAAGGATGGTAAAACTGTAGAATATAGAAAAAATCTTCCAACAGAAATTCATATTGTTCAGGCGGTTTTCAAATCAAACGAATATATTAACAAAGGTTTGAAATTATCTAAAAAAGATGTTGTTTTAGATTTAGGTGGAAATATAGGATGTTTCTCTTGCGAAATTTTTGACCGAGTTAAAAAAGTTATTGCTTTTGAGCCAGAAGATGTTAATTTCAAATTCTTTACTAATAATGTAAATAGAAATAAAGCAACTAATGTAGAAGCACATAAAGCTGCCGTTGTAGGTAACTCAGATGAAGTTAGAAAACTTTATTTAGGCAAAGTACCATATTACTATTCTTTTTTAGTTACAAATAATCGTAAACCTGTAGAAGTTCAATGTATTAATATCAACGACTTAATACAAGCATATAACCCAACTAAAATGAAAATTGATATAGAGGGTGCTGAATTAGAAGTTATGCTTGGAGTTACGGACTTTAAAAATGTAAATCAAATCATATTTGAATATAATTTCGATATGAATGGAGATTTAAAGTCAGGATATGAAAATTTTACTAAATTAAAAAAGCATCTTAAAAATAACGGATTTGATATTTCAGATTTAAACAAAGATTTAAAGAGAAATTGGAATATGGTATTTTTGGTAAATAAAAAATAGTTTTTAAAAACAAGTATTATTTTGTTATAAATATTAGCTGAGCATTGGGATTATCGAATGATAAGTAACTTTATCAGCTAATATTTTAAAAACAATATTCAATTTTAAAAAAGAATAAAATGAGTAATACGAATAAAAGACTGATTTATACATTTCAAAGTACTGAGGATTCAGATATGTTCTATGTTATAGGAACTATTTTTGTAGGTGAAAGTTTACAAGTAATAGATTCAATTTCATTTTCTGATAAATGGAAGAGTTACGATACTGTAGGATTAACAGAAAAACAATTGCTATCTAAATTTGATAAAATAGGAGCATCTGTTTTAGGAATGTCTCAAACAGATTTTGATACTCAATATGCTGCTAATAGAAAGCAATTTCTTAATGACAATATGGATAATTTTATAGACACTTTGTTAGATTTCAATAATTCTAATGGTGTGACTAATTTTCCATTTCAAGTGGGACATCAATTTGCGAATATCCAAAAAAACATAGATGACTATTTAGAAACAGTTACTATTATTTATGAGATGAAAAAGAATTTTGAAAATAAACCTTATATAATTGAAGAATAATGGACACTATCAGAAAAGCAATACAAGAAAACCAAGCTCAAAGAAAATTACATATTTTAAAGAGTTTTATGAATGGGGATGATAAACCTGACTCTGGAGAGCATGAAAGTATTACAGATGCTGAAAAGGAATTAGATTCAGATATTACTAATGATGATGTTGCGACAGGTGAAGTTGAAAGTTGGAAGAAAAATAAAACTAAATAATAATGGAAGATTTTAGAAGAAATATTCAAGAAAAACAGGCTGAAAGAAAACTTCATATTTTGAAGTCATTTACAGAAACAGAAAATAGTTTTGAAAAGGGTCATATGGATTTTGATTCATCTAATACTCCAAAAGGCAAAAGTAATCTTACTAAAAAAACTATAACCGATAAAAATGGTCATCAAACTACAAAATGGGTTAAGCAAGGTGAAGATGTAAAAGATGAAAAGAAACCTAAAGAGGAAACTACTGATTCAAAATCTGAAGCAAAAAGTCCTGAAGACCATGCTAAAGAAACATCTACTGAAGACTTGAAAAAGTATTTAGATACTCAATCCAGAAATAAAGACCAAGATGATAATACTAAATCAGCAATTGCCGCTGCTGAAAAAGAACTTAAATCAAGAGGTGATGATACTGAAAATTATTCTTGGGATGATGATAAGGCTTTAAAGAAAGTTTTTGATAAATACCTTAAAGATGGCGGTGGTACTACTGTTGATGCTATCAACGCTTGGAGTGAAGATACTAATGAGAGTTATGAAGATATAGCTGATAAATTAGTTGATTTAAAGTTAGTAAAAAAAGAAGATGCTTTTCCAGATGAATCTGAAAAAATAAGTCATGAACAACATATGCTTTTATCTGAAGCAATGGGAGATGGTTCTGAATATAAGGATGCCGATGAATTTTTAGAGCAAGTTAAAGATGGAGAAGTTACGATGCAAAGTGACGACTTCAAGGATTTATCAGATGAAACTATAAAAAATTGGTTTGATGAAAATTTAGCTGCTAAACAGGAAAATGATTTACATAATAAATTAAGTAAAGTAGATAAATCAGTTCAAGATTTAAAGAAACATTTAACTCCAAAAAAAGAGTAGGTTTCAAAATAAAATATAAAGGAAAGTTATGTCAGAAATATCAAAGAATTTAGATGGGGTTGACCACTTAATATCAAAACTATCTATAAAGAAACAATTACTACTTCAAAAGGCGATGGCAAGTTCATCGCCAAACGATATTTTAAAGGCTCAAAAAATTCTTCAAGGAATAGAGAACAGAGACAAGTCAGAAAAAAAATCATACATTCTTGACCCATTCGATTTTAATCAAACGTTTGGATATAAAGATAAACCTTTTATGATGAGTTATTCGACATTGAGAAATATGTCTAAAACACCTGTTATAAATGCGATTATAAAAACAAGAAAAAATCAAATTGCTGACTTTGCCGAACCTCAAGCTGATAAGTATTCAACAGGTTTCATAATTAGAAAAAAACTAAAATTTGGTCAAAATAGTAATGATAAACCTACTGATGAAGAATTAAGAATAATTGATGAAATTACAGATTTCATATTACATTGTGGAAATGGTAGCAATTGGGAGAATGACGACTTTGAAACATTCATTCGTAAGATAACTGAAGATAGTTTAGTTTTTGACCAAATGACTTTTGAAGTAACTCGTGATAAGTCTGGTAAACCTTATGAATTTTTCGCAACGGATGCTGCTACATATAGAATAGCTGATTCATATAATGATGACGAATATTCTGAAAAGGGCGGTAGATTATCAGAACAAAAAAATGGTTATTATCCAAGTTACGTTCAAGTTTTAAATGGAGAAATAAAAGCTGAGTTTTATCCTTGGGAATTATGTTTTGGAGTTAGAAATCCATCTACTAATATAAGTAATGTTGGTTATGGTATTTCTGAGCTTGAGGAGTTGGTTACAACAGTTACTTCTATGTTATGGGCAGAAGAGTATAACAGAAGATTTTTCAGTCAAGGTTCAGCACCTAAAGGATTGTTGAGAGTTAAAGGTCAAGTTAATGAAAAAGAATTATCTGCCTTTAGACAACAATGGAACGGAATGGTTCAAGGGGTTCAAAACGCTTGGAAGACACCTATTGTGGATGCTGATATAGATTGGATTGATTTACAAAAGAATAACCGAGATATGGAATATAATGCTTGGTTAGAATTTTTAATAAAAGTTTCTTGCGCCATATACTCTATTGACCCTAATGAAATTGGATTTAATATAAATGGTTCAAGCGGTTCAGCACCTATGTTTGAGGGTAAAAATGAACAAAAATTAAAACATTCAAAAGATAAAGGTTTATATCCAATATTAAAATTCATTCAAAGAAAACTTAACAAGTATGTCGTTGCTCAACTTAATCCAGATTATGAATTTTTATTCGTAGGATTGAATGGAGTTACTATTCAAGAGGAACTTGAAATGGATATTAAAAAATCAACTTCACTTTATACTATTAATGAAATACGTCAAAAAAGAGGTGATGAACCTATTGACGGTGGAGATATTATTTTGAATCCTACTTTTACTCAATCTAAAATGATGGCTGAACAAGCTGCTCAAGCAGGACAAGGTGGACAAGATGTAAACCCCTTTTTAATGAACGATGATGAAGATAATTTAGAGGATGACGATGAAAATCCTTTTTTGAAATCATTTTTAAATAATTTAGAAAAATAACAGTTATGGCTGGAGAAAACGAAATAAGAGGCACGAAAAATTTAGGATTAATACAGGCTATATATGCTGGAATTAATCCTCCATTGAATACTAAAATAATTTGGTATGACGATAATGTAGGTGTAAAATTACATAAGTATTATGACGTAACAATATCTCAATGGGTACCATTCGGAGGTAACGGAACTATAACTATAAATGGACATTATGTTTACATAGCATTCTCTTCAGATTGTAGTGGGGCAGATTTTAGTTTTACATTTGATGTAAATACACATACTCATACATCAATACTTTCATCAATCAATCCTATTCCTAATAATCAATTAGTTCCAAATTTATTTAAAAATAAATGGATTAAATTTTGCGGAGATGAAAAGGGTGGTAATTATACTTACATAGCATTCGCTGACGATTGTGATGGTAATAATTTTGGACTTGAACCTACTTATATTGGTGATTGCGGAAAATGTGAAATTGTAGATGGATATAAACCTTTTACTAAACCATCTGATGGATTACAATATGATTTAGTAGTTGACGGAACAACTGCTAATTTATCCTTTTCAGGCATAAGTCCTAAAACTATTGAAATTGATTTATATTTAGGAGGTAAAAAATTACTTGATGGATTACAATATTGTATAAAATTAAAAGTGCCTGGATATGTGAAGAATAAGTTTTACATTAGATTAGATGGTTCAGAGGTTGGTGGATATAGTTTTATTCCTAATGGTCAAGACCAAGAAATAAAATTCAAGAAAATAAATAATGGTTCAAAATTATATATTGAGTTTTATGAATCAAAAAAAGAATTGCGTGGAGAACTATCTTTTCAAATAGGAACTGAGGCTTGTTGTGAAGATAAGACTAAATGTAAAAAATGTAGAAAGTGTTGGGCAATAATAACTTCTGATACTCCAATTTTAGAATTATCTGCTGAAAATTTTAAAGATAAATGGGTTTGCGATTGTAGTTGTAATGATTCTGGTAGTAATGCCGATATTTTAAATTTACAACAATTAATATATAATCTTGCTGAGATTCAAGTTTCAGACAAAGAGGAACTTTTGAAATTAATTAATGAACTTTATTCTTTACAAAAAAGTTTAACTGAAGTCGTTCAAAATAATTACAATTCACTATCAGAAACTATAAATAAAAATAATCAAGCAATCTATTCATCAATAAAAAACATCAATAAACAAATAAATGAAATTTTAATTTCTTTAGGTTTGATGCAAACTCAAGTAGATGATATAAATAAGGCATTGTCTGACGAAATATTTAATCCACGAGTAATAGCGTTAATTGCTCAGAATTCAGGCAACGTAACTATTAATGAGAAGTTACAAATAATTGCTAATTCAAGTAATTTAGAATTAAAGTGGAAAAATAGAGATAGATTTTATTACAAAAAACCTGAGCAAAATACAGTAGGTGTTCAAGACAGTATCTATACAAGAAATGGATTTATAGGATATGTTGAACCTACATTAGATGAATTTGGAGGAGTTAGATATATTACAGATTCAAAAGTTAAAGGTGGGGCGGTTCCAGCAAAAAAGGGTAAGGCTCAAGCAGTTCCTTTTTCTGAAGAAAGAAATCTTTGGGAAATTGATTTAATAAATAATCTTGTAATTAATCTTGATAAAAAAACTTGGAATTATATAAAAGATTTAAAACCCTTTATACAAATAACGAGATATAAAAATTCAAAAAATAAAGGAGCAGAAAATGTAAATTTCACAGGTGGAGTTGAAAAAAACATTAATCATACAAGTACATCTGGATTTAAAGTAAATAAAAAAGCACCTGCCTTTAGACCATCTAAAATTTACATAAATTCTAATTTTCAAGTTATAGATTTTGGACAAGAACATTACTTCAGAACAGACCAATATTTTTCAAGAGGTGAAACAGGCGGTATCTTAAATAGAGTTAAAGCAAGAGGGTTGTTAAATAGATTTGATACAACATTTCAATCAAATAAACCATATCAAAATGAAAAAATGATTACAAAAAAATCTTGGATTTATTTAGAATTTAGTATTGGTTTTGAATATAATAAAACTGAAATTATATCTAAACCATTAAATAGATTAAAAATGACATTTACTCTTGAAGATGGAAATGGGGATAATGGTTATGTAAAAAGATTAAATAGTATCAAATTCAAGTATGTATAACTTATAGGAGGGTGTAGAGGTGAGTAAAAGATGTAACTGATTACATATTGAATTATGTATAAGTATCATTCAAATACAGATTTGAATTCGCATTTAAGATTTAAGAACGTGGTAATAGTTTACTATTATCGTGTTTGGTAATTGGCTGCTGAGATAATCATTTAAATGAATACTTCTTGAATCACCCTCTTATTTTTAAAATAAAGAAATTATGTGTTGTGAATGTGAAAATAATAGTGGAAATTTTACTTATGTAGCCTTTGCTACAGATTTGAATGGTTCAAATTTTTCTTTAAGTAGAAACTCTAATGGTATAAGTAGATGTTATCAAGCAATCTATGTATCAGCCGTTGAGTTAGATACTAATTTGAGTATTTTTCCTAATTATTTCTATGGTAGATACTACAATATTTGTGCAGCTAAAGAAACAAATAATTATCATTTACCTACACCGATGATTGCTAAAAGAAAGGTTACTTTAGAGAAAGAAACTTCAAGACTAAATTTAGATGGTATATCAACCAGAAAATATCAATCTGAAGACTTGGCTAAATTCGATTTTGGCAATAGATATTATTTAGAACAACTTGACATATATTTCAATTCTTTTGGTAAAGAAAATAGTTGGTTATCATTACCTGATAAAAGACTTGAATTATGTTTAGTTTCAAACAAGAATTATAAAAATGGAGGCAGACCAGGCACTACAACGAGTGATATAATATTTTCTGGAGTTGGTAATAAAGATAATTTTACAAATGCTATTGTTCATCCAGCAAATTCATCTAAAGAAAATCCTACAATAACAGATACTATATTTTCTGGAGGTACTGTAGGAGAACCATTTTTTAAAACTGAATGGAAAATAAATGAAAATGATTTTTCTTTTGGAGAAAGTATTTTCAATGCATCTGGTTTGAACCGATTTAATAATCCAAATATAACTATTGAATTAGATGTAAGGAATTTTATTTTAAGAGGACATTCTAATGCATGGAGTTATCCTTATAATATTAGAGAAAATGGAGACATAAAAATAAGAAATATTGGAAAAATAAGATTTGCTAATGGTAAATATTATAAAAGAAATTCAGTTTTATATTTTAGATTGAGCGCAGGAATGCCTTCAACATTAAATCAAAAAACAGGTGTTTATCAAAAAAGAATTTATAGTGATTTAAGTATTCCAATTTATATAAGTCCAAAAATAGGTATTTTTACAAGTAGAAATACTGGAGACCAGCTTGGTTTTCTTTATGGACATAGATTAACTTTAGGAATTAAGAAATAATGATTTTAGCGGTACTCTCTCGATGATAAAAGTATAGAGTATCGCATTTTTAGACAATCTCTCTCGATGCCTCGGCAACAGTAGGTTTACCCTATTTTTAGAGAAAGTCATTATAGAACCCCTCTCTTGATGAAAAGTATAGAGGGGTTCATTAAACTTTGATAGACTCATTTTTTGAAGTCTATTTTTTGTTTATACAACTATTATATCTTAAATAATGAATAAATTCAATCCATTTAATAACTTATAGAATATGATTTTTCAAGTAGCATTATCAACCGTTTACAAAATGATTACATTTAAAAAAGGAAGTCTAACAATGTTATCATTAACTCTATCTGGCAGTTCAATGCTATACATAAAAAAAATATTTGAGGGAACTGATTTAAAACATTTAATAATTCCAATTGTCATATTTTCAGTAGGTTTTGTTATGTATTTCATATTCTTATTAGCAGACTTATTTACAGGACTTCAAGTTGCTAAACATGAATCATTAAGACAAAATGATGGAAAACACGTTCCATATGTTAAATCATACAAATTATATAGAACACTTTGGAAACTTTTAGGAATAGTTTTATTAGCAGTATTAATGTTAATATCTGCCTTAATGGTTGAGATAATTGATTTATCTTTTTTATATAAAATATTCATAATGCTACAAGGAACAGTTTGGTTATTATCTTGCGGATTTGAATTACATTCAATAGGTGAAAATCATCTAAAAAGATTTGGATATAAACCAAGAATATTTTTATTTTTTGATAAAATAATTAGTATATTTGAAAACAAAATAATCGACAAAGTAAATAAGACATTAGACGTTTTAGATTTACCAGCTGAAGAAGTTACTGATAACAATAATATAGATAAAAATGGACCAAGCGACTAAACAAAGAATTGACTTACTACATCCATCTGTTAGACAAGAGATGTTAAAGATAGTATCTGAATGTGATAAAGCATTAACAGGAAGAGCACATATGAGAATAACTCAAGGTTTAAGAACATTTGCTGAGCAAGATGCTTTATTTAATAAGAAACCGAAAGTTACAAATGCTAAAGGTGGTCAATCTATACATAACTATGGATTTGCCGTAGATATTTGTATGATTATAGATGGTAAAGAAGCAAGTTTTGATACTCATAAAGATTGGGATGGAGATAAAATTGCGGATTGGGATGAATGTGTAAAGATTTTTGCTTTAAATGGTTGGTCATGGGGTGGTAATTGGAATACATTTAAAGATATGCCTCACTTTGATAAAATCGGTTTAAACAATTGGAGAAATCTTATAAATAAAAAACGTGACTCTAAAGGATATGTTATAATTTAAAATTTATTAAAATGATAGTAGATTGGAAAAAAGTAAATGAAAAAATATTCTTGATTTTTTTAGTATTAGTTTTTATATGTTTGTTATTTTTAGTTGGAAGACAATTCACTAAAACTGAATCTCAGAAAATTTTAGAAAAAGATTTAAAAGAAATTAAATCAAACCAAAAGCAATTGATTGAAAATGAAAAAAATAACTATAAAGTAATAGATAGTTTAAAAAAGCAAATTTCTGTCAAAGAGAATTTTAGAGATAAAATAATTGAAAAACATTATTACACTAAAGAAGTTATTAACAATAAAATAAAAGAAGATGAAAAAAATCTTAATAATTCTAACGTTTCTTTTGATACCATTAAAAAGTATCTGTCAAACTATAAATATAAACCTTTCACAACCTCAAGCAACTGAAGTCTATAAAGGTTTAATTCAAGGTAATAATTTAAAAAATACTGTAATTGATTTGCAAAAGTCTATTACAGAATTAGAAAAAGCAGTTGTTTTAGATTTAAGTATTCAAAATGATTTGAAAAAAGAAATCGAAAAATTGAATAAAATAATTTCTGATAAAGCAGACTTTATCAAAAATCAAGAAAAACAAAATGACATCGAGCAGGCTAAAATAAAAGACAAATTGAATAAAAGATTTGGATTTGGATTAGTAGGAGGTTATGGATTATCTACAGGAACTAATAACTTTCAAGGTTTTATAGGAGTAGGTGTATCATATAACTTATTCAGATTTTAATGGAAGCAAAGAAAGACAAGCAGTCTAAAGATGATAATAAAATCTTAAAACAAAATAGTAAGATTTTAAATAAAATCGTCAATACAAAAGAAAAAAGGCATGTTAAAGAGCCAACTGAACCTGTATTTAAAGAAATATTAAAGGAATTCAGTTTTAATTATGGAAAGTTAGTAGTTTCAAATACAAGTGTTGAAATTTTAAAATTAGTAAAGAATGAATTTTAATATATTCCAAATTCAAAAGATGATTGAGATTTTTTCTAAAAATCAAGCAATCTTCATTGGTTCAACTTTAGGAATAGACTATTTATCAGACTATGATAAATTTATATTGAAGATGAATGGAATTGATATTGATAATTTAGATACTATTGACGATATTCAAAGAATGTTTTATTTCGGACTTTATTCTGGAATGTTGGGAGGCAATAAATCATTTAAAGTAAAAAGAAAAGATTTTGATGATTGGTTTAGTAAAGAATTACATAAACCATTAAGTACTCAAAAAAAGGCTTCATTAGATTTTCTTAAAAAAAGAACTTTTAATGATATAACAGGACTTGGTAACAGAATAACTAATAAATTCACTAATCAAGTTTTAACAGCATCAATTTCTAAAAGAAATTTATTACAATCTAAAATTAAAGATGCTACTATAAAAGCATTTGAAGATAATAAAACTCAACAACAATTAGCATCTATATTAAGAGAACTTACAGGTGATTGGGCAAGAGATTTTTCAAGAATATCTGATTATGTTATGCAAGAGGCATATGCTTATGGTAGGTTGGCTCAAATAGTAGAAACTTATGGTGAAGATTGTTTAGTTTATAAGCAGACATTTCCTGGTGTATGTAAACATTGTGAAAAGAATTACGGAACACCTGGTGAGTATCCAGAAGTTTATGAAATACAAGATTTATTAAAAAATGGAAATAATATTGGAAGAACAGAACAACTTCCAGTGGTTGGTCAAGCTCACCCTTGGGCAAGAAGTATCTTACATGCAATTCCACCTAACAGTAAATGGGATGCTAATAAAAATCAATTTGTATTAGTTAGAAATACTCAAGGTGTAAAAAGGAATAGCAAAGTTAAGGTTACTATAACGGATTAAATTTATTATGGTAAAGCAAAACATACTACTGATTCAGCCGCATTCAGATGATATTCTATTTTCGGCAAGTAAATTTCTTTTTGATAAAAAAAGATTTGGTGATATAAAAATATTAACCATTGAAAAAGGTAATCAAAAAAGAGTAAATGAAGATATTGAATTATGTGAATTATTCGATGTTAAATATGAGAATTTAGGATTTGATTTTGAAGATGATTCTTACTATCATTATTATCAAAAGCATAAAATATTCCTTTCAGATAATTGTGATGAAATTCTTGAAGATAGATATGGAAGTGAATTTCTTGATTCTATAAAAACTAAATTAAGAAAATTTGTAAAGAAACATAGAAATCTAAATTATAAGATAGTTGTTTGTTTAGGAGTTGGTCATCCAATGCATTATTTCATAATGGAATGTGTAAAAGATTTATCGGACTTATTTTACAGAGATTTTCCTCATTCATATAAACGTAAAGCAAAACTTGATTTTGAAAACCTTACAGAGTTTATATTGGAAAGCGAATACTTTGATGAAGAGAATCATGAGATGAAATTTGAGATAGCATATCAGATTTATAAAACTCAAAGAAGTTTATTGTTTTTTGAAAAAGGATATATTGATAAAAAAATATCTGAACAATTTTATAAACTGAAATAATGAAAATAAGATTTGTAACATTTTCTATTGCTAAATATGGCGGTATAATAAAACATATAGAAACTAAATTTGAGGCACTTCAAAATTTAGGTCATGACGTTGATATAATCATTTTAGATTATAAAAAATCACTATCTTTAAAAGGTTATCAAAAAAAGATAAAAGACCTTGAGAGTGGAGTTTTTCAAGATAAATTAGATGTTAAAAGTCAAAATGGCGGTTACTTAAAATCTGATATTACAGGTTATTGGTATAATCCTTATTATGGTTGGTTATTTGAACCTAATAAAAACATTTTACCTTGTTTAGATGAAAATTCTTTAGATAGATGGAATGAACTTGTTTCAGATTGCGACTTACTTATTTGGAGTTTTGTACCAACTAAAACTTCTGAAGCAAAAGGATTTAATTGGTGGCATAAGTATTTTGAGTTGCCCGATACAGTAAAACAAATTCTAACTATTCACGATGGATATTATGACTTGCGTAATTCTTGGTCAAACTTGTTAAGCAAAAAAATATCTTTTTTTGAATGTGTTCATATAACGAGTTATAATGCTTGCGAAGTTTTCGATGTTCCGAGAATTTTAAATTTAGATTCAAGAAAAATTCCAAACAAACTTAAAATAAAAAAGTTTGAAGAAAAATCAGTTGATTTTTTCGCTGCTCATATTTTTAAAAGTATGAAAAGAATGGAGGAGTTAATATCAGCCGTTCCTTATATTAAAAAGGGTCATACTACAATGATTGCTGGTTCTGGTATAGAATTATATTATATGATGACTGAGGATGAGAGCAAGCAAAAACCTAAATATACAACTTCTAAAAAAACTGACCCTGATTGTAAAGATTCAGATATTGGATTAAGTCTATTTAAAAGAGCAGAAAAATACGGAATGGAATTTTTAGGATTAATTGATAATGATAATGTAAATTTTTTATTACAAAATTCTAAATTTGCCGTTGACCCATCATTCTGTACTCATTATGCTAAATATGTAAACACTCATTTAAACGGATTTATAATTGAAGCAATAGTAAATGGTTGTTATCCTATTTTAAGAAATTATAGAAAAGATGAAGTTGAAAATGATTTCATATTTCAAGAATTAAGAGCAATATACATTCCTTATGATTGCACGCCTAAAGAGTTTGCTAAATATCTTAATGATGCTTTAAATATGGATAGCAAGAAGTATTTAAAGGATGTAATACATAATTTCAATTTAGCAAAACAAATTCTCAACCCAGAATTAAATATGTCTGAAATAGTTAGTCTAATTAGTAAACCTAAAAAAATGAAGAATTTAGAAATAGGAAAATCATCCAAAAAAATAAATGATGATGCTCAAAAAACTATGAAAGAATTTTTCAAATATGAAGATTTACCAGATTGGATGAATTAACAACTATTAATAGAATAATGAAAATCATAATTAAAAAATTTAGATATGAACAAAATTAGTGACGATTTAGGAAAAATAATTGAAAAGGCTGGAGGTTCAGCAACAAGACAAGTTGGTTCAACAAAAACTGATAATCAAGGCAGAACTTTAGTTTGGACTGAAACAAAGCCAGGCAAATTCGATTGGAGAATTGCTAAAAATCAACCTAAAAAGGAAGATGATTCAGATGAAGATGATTCAGATGGTCAATTTAGTAAACTACAAAATCATTTGAAAAATTCAACTGTCGATAGTCTAAAGGCTTTTGCTAAAAAACCAGGCAATGCTCCGAAATTAAGACAAGCTGCTTATGATGAATTAGTAGAGCGTGGAGAAGATGTATCTGATATAGATTTGAATACAGGTAAGTATGGTCAAATGAAACAAGCATTCGGAGTAGGAAACGGAAAATCAAATTTTAAATTAAATGCCGATGGTTCATCAACTTCTTCAGAAGATGCTGAAGATGAAGATTGGAAAGACCCAGAATTTATAAGAAAGAAATTTGGATTTAATGATTTTTCAAAAGCAACAAAATCTCAAAGAATTGCTTACGATAAATTCGTAACTGAGCAAAAGGCTAAAGACCCAAATTATTTACCACCTGAAGAAGAAATTTATGATTTGAATACTTTATATGCTCAATTCTTAATGACTGATTCTCCATTAATGATTGCATCAGGTGGAGCAGGGGTTGGTAAAACGCATAACTTACATCTTGTAGCAAAGGCTATGAATAAGAAACCTTTTGACCCAGATGTTGACCAGCCAGGTGATGATGATTACGATTATGTTGAAGCACCTGAAGTAAATTCAGCACCTCAATTAGCATCTTTATTGAAAGAGCATAATGGTAAAATTATAGTATTTGATGATACTGATAATTTATTAAAATCACAAGATACATTCGGTATATTGAAAAAAGCAACTGCTTCATCAGGTAAAAGAATTGTAGGTAAAAAATCAGCTGGAGCTGGAAATATTGACCCATTTGAATTTAAAGGAAAAATTATTTTCTTGACGAATATGAATCAGGCTCAATTAACTAAAGATGAAAATTTAAATGCTATTTATTCAAGAGCACTTAAAAAAGATATTTATTTTACAAAACAAGAACAACTTCACTTCATTGATAAATTAAAACATCAATTCAACTTTACAGGAATTGATAGATTGCCTAATAAGGCTGATGATATTCAAGAGAGAGAAGAAATTTTTACATTGTTGAAAGACAATATTGAAGATATTGACCCAGCTAAATTTAATGTTCGTTCAATGAAAGAAATGCTTGAAGTAAAAAGAGCATCTGATAGAGCAGAAGAGTTTACAAAGAATGACCCAGTTATGGGTAAAATGCTTTTTGGTAATGCTGGAGATTGGAAAAAGAAAGTAAAAACTTTACTTGTAAAAGGTGAGGGGTACAATCCTAAAAAAGAAGTTTTAGAGAAAGCAAAAGAAATCCTTAATTTGGAATAATATGAGCGACTTGAATAACAAGTTAATGAAATCACTTAATGAAGTCGCAAAGGCAGTAGCTGATGGAACATTAAGTGATTCCTCATTAATAAAAGCAAATCAAATTTTTAAATGGAGAACGAGTTTTGAGCCAGATAATAAATACAATATAATTAAGGCAAAAACCTTTAATAATTTTAAAAATGGTATAGATAACTCTCAATCTTTAATTAAAGCCTTAATAGTAGGTGAAACAAAGGTTGTAGATGGCGTTACTTATGTAGTTAAACAGATAGGTAAATCAGGAAAGTTAGATTGGCGTGTTGCTAATAAACAATCTAAAGCAAACAATCAAAATCAAAAAGTTAATTTAGATACTTTATTTGATACTCAAGATTTTCCTACAAAAACAAGTGATTTGAAATTCAAGTCAGCACTTGGAGGTTCAACAGGTGCTCAATTAATGGAAGATGCTCAAGGAACTCTTTTTGTTTTAAAGAAAGGTGCTTCAAAATCTCACGTTGAAGAGGAATTTCTTACAAACTGTATTTACAAATTAATGAACGTACAAGTTCCAATTGTAAAACTATATGAAGAGAATGGAGTTACATCAATGGTTTCTAAATTCATTCCAGATACAACTCCAATAAATAACGTTTTAGATGAACAATATATAGATGACATGACTGAACATTATGTTTTAGATTGTCTTCTTGCTAATTGGGATATTTACAAAAACGATAATATTTTAGTAAATAACGATAATGATGATATTATCAGAGTTGATAATGGAGGTGGTTTAAGATATTCTGCTCAAGGTAGAGATAAAGGTGCTCATTTTACTGATGATGTAGATGAGATTGAAACTATGTTAGTAAATAATCCTAATTTAGCATCAGGTGTAACTACTAAAAAAATCAACAATCAAATAAAATCAATTGTAAAAAATAAGAATAAAATTTTAAGTCTTATTGATGATGTTGCTTTGAAACATAAAATGTCTATGAGAATAGCGAGTTTAGATATGCGTTTACAAAATGCAAATTTACCACTTGACCCTTATAGAGATTTAACAGACAAAGAATTAGAAAAAGCAATGAAAGTTTGTAAAGATGACTTATTTGCTACAAACGATGTTGAGGGTTGGATTTTCCTATCTCAAATTGCTAAAATGAGAGGTTTTGACGGAACACCTACAATCGTTGATTCTAAAGATTTTGATAAACTTTTAAAAGATAAAGACACTGTTCATATAAATAGAGGTTTAACTGCTTACAATAATAAAACAGCAAAAGCGTTAATGAACGACTTTGTTGAATCAGAGCATTGTTTTTATGGTAAACAGGCTATGTATGGAGCAGGAATTTATGGAGCAGTAAATTCTAAAAAGAAAAATGGTAAAGGTAATGAAGATTGGGAATTAGTACATAGTAATTATGCTGGGTATGACGAAAATCATATTTTAGATATAATCTTACCATCTGATATGAAAATTGCGGATGGTGATGAGTTAGATAAAATGATGATGGAAGAATTTTTTGGTGATGAATTTAAAGAAGCCAAAAAAGAATATGATGAAGCTGTAGAAAACATAAATAGATTAAAACTTGAAAAACAAGGACTTGAAAAAGAAATTGAAGATGGAGTTAAAAAGGATTTAGGTTGGGATGAAAAAACTTATCAAATTCTACAGAAATCAAGACCTGAGGAAGTCTATGCCGATACTACTAAATTCAAGTTTGAAAAGATTTTAAGATATTTTTCACCAATTCTAAAGAACATTAATGGTAACATTAATAAGATTGATGATTTGAATTATGAGATACAGTTACCGAACAGTTCAGACACCTTTATTTTAAATAGAAATGCTGTTGAAAGTAAAGATGCTTTAAAGAAAAAAGGAGATGGTTACAAGGCTTATAACTATCAATATAAATTAATGAAAGAGTATATTATGAAAGAACATTTTCATAATATCGTAAAAAAGGTTCATGAAAAAATATCTTTTGAGCATAAAAATAATGACGACTTAAAACAAATTAAAGTTGATATATCAGACTCAGAAAAAGCAATCAAAGCGTTATCAGACAATATTGATAAATTAAAAACTACAGGTTCAAATACAATGAATTCAGTAATGGCTAAAATTGCTCAAAGACCTGGTGGAGAGTTTAGAGGTTTTTATGCCGCAATAAAAGGATATGATGCAATTATTCAGAAAAAAGGTTGGGGTGGAAATACTGACTTTTGCGTTATACTAAATAGAAGTAAAGTAATTGTAAAAGATTTTAAATAAAATGAATACAAACTATATAATTTTCGACACGTTGACATCAAAAGATGAGCAAATAAAAAATTTAGAAGTATTATTTAACCGAGTTAGTAATATAACGAAAATATTGTTTGACAATAAACCTACATTAATTCCTTTTAATTATAAATTTCCAATTTTAAATATAAATGAACAAAATGTATTTTTAAAAGAATGTCAAAAACATAATTTGTTTGATGATTTACCTAAACATTATCAAGAGAAAGTTTTTTTATCTGAAAAGGTGAATTTCTATAATTTAAAGTTTTTAAGTTTTCTTGAAGATAAAAAAATGACTGAAAAAGAGTTTGACCAAAAAAATCCTAAAACCAAAATGGATATTTTTTACGACTTTCTTTTTTCAAATCATATGGACATTGGAATGTTAGATTTATAATACAAGTATTAATTGATAAATTAATTAGATAATCATGTCAAATAAGTTTAAATTTTATACACCTGTAGAGATTAAGAAGTCCAAAGATGATAAAGGTAAAGATATCATGAAAATTGGAGGTATTGCTTCTACAAAAGATGAAGATAGTGATGGAGAATTTCTTGACCCTAATGGATTCATTTTAGATGACTTTTTAAAAGTAGGTTTTGTTAATTGGCATCATCAAGCTAAAAATAAACCTAAAACAATCGTTGGTGAACCGTCATTAGCAGAAATAAGACCAGATGGACTTTATGTAGAATGTGATTTATATCCATCTTCAGAAATAGCAAAAGAAATATATGAAACTGCTCAAATTCTTGAAAAAGATAGTAAGACACGCAGATTAGGATTTTCTATTGAGGGTGAAGTTATAGAAAGAGGTTCAGAAGATGAAACTCACCCAGATTTTTTGATTGTTAAGAAAGCAAATATAACTGGGCTTGCTATTACTCATATGCCTAAAAATGCCGCTACTTTTGCTCAAATAATAAAAGGATTTACAGGAGATGAAGGTGTAACTGATACTTCTGATTCAAATGTAGATGATGATAGTTCATTAAATACTAAAAATGGCAAAGCAATTATAAAAGAATCATTGAACAAAAAAATAAAAAAATTAGTGCCCGATGTTAATTCTGTAGAGAAATCTAAATTTGAAATAATTAATTTAGGTGAGGAAAAGATGTATGATAAAATTTTTGATACATTTACAGATATTAATATTGAAAAGGCTGAAAAAGTTTTTACATTGTTAACAAAAATTAGTCAAGATATGAAAAAAGGTAAAATAAATGATGATAAGCTGGAAAAAGCAATGAGTGCTTTAGGTTTAGAAGTCAATGAAGCAAACCCATTCCTTTCAAAAGCAAAATCTGAAGAAACCGATGAGGAAGATGATTCAGACGATGCTGACGAGAAAGTAAAAGCAGCTGCTAAAAAAATAGCAGACAAAGTTCAAAAAGAGGAATTTGGAACCAAAGTTGAAAAAGCTGAGGGTGACGAAGATGAAGAGGATGATGAAGATGATAAAGATGATTTGAAAAAATCTAAAGAGTCATCTAATTTATCTGGAAATCAAAAAGGCTTATTTTTGTTATTCTCTAAAGAAATACAAAAAGCAAAATCTCAAAACACTGTTGAGAACAGAGCATTGGGAGTTTTAGTTAAAGGTATTCTTGATGAAAATCAACTTTTAAAAGGTCATATTGAAAAACAAAATGACATGTTCTCATCTCAAGTTAATTTGATTGAAAGTCAAACGGAACTTATCAAAGGATTAGTAGAAAAGATTGAATCATTCGGAGCAGTTCCAGATGCAAGAAAATCTATTACTAAAGGATATGCTGAGAAATTCGCTCCAGAGAATAGAGAGATTGAAAAAGGTGCTAATGTTTTAAGTATTTCTAAAAACAGAACTCAAATTTTAGAAATTCTTGATGCAAAGACTTTCGCAAAAGGTTTTGACGATAGTTTAAGTAAAGCATGTACAACCTTTGAATCTACAGGAAAATTACCTGCTGATATCCTAAACAGATTGAAAGTAGAAAACGGAATTACAATCACTGAATAATTAATAAATTAAATAATTGAATATGAATCCAGGACTAAATTTGCAAGATTATGCAAAAGCAGCTGCTAACAATCCGTCAGCTGTCTTTGGTGGTTCTTCAATGGAAGAACTTAACCAATTACAAAAAGCATTGGAGGCAGGCTCGATAACTGGCCGTGAAACAACGGACATGACATCTGCGTCTGGTGCTCCATTAAAGGTTGAATCTTTAGACAAAAATCTAAAGCACTTAACTTTTAAAGAAACAGATATTCAACTTTGGAAGATGTTGCCTAAAAAAGCTGCTTACAACACTGTTGAAGAATACAACCAATTAGTTGACTATGGTCAATCAAGAGGAGGTTTTTACAATGAGGGTGAATTACCATCAGAAGAAGAATCAATGTATGTTCGTAAAGCACAGTTAGTTAAATTTATGGGAGTTGTGAAATCAGTTTCTCACCCTATGACTTTAGTAAACACTAACGTTGGTAACATTATTGAAAGAGAAATCAAAAACGGTACTCTTTGGATTTTGAGACAATTAAATAAATCATTATATTTTGGAGATGAATCTTTGGTTCCTCAAGAATTTAATGGATATTTAGCTCAACATCAAAAAGATAGTGGGTATGCCGATTTAGATGCGTATTTCGACTCAGATGTTGTAATCGACTTGAGAGGTAACTCTTTACAAGAAAAAGATATTGAGGGTGCTGCTAATGGTATCGTTCAAAACTTTGGTTTAGGTAACCAATTATTTGCTCCGCCATCTGTATTATCAAAATTCGTTACTAACTTTTATGGTAACAAATTTATCCAACCAAATACTTCAGCATTAAGCGATGGAGTTATGGGTCAAAGAGTAAAATCTTTTGAATCTCAATTTGGTAATATCGGATTGAATTGGGATATTTTCTTTAACAAGAAAGCACCAAGAAGATATAATGCGGGTAATACTTCACCAATGGCTCCAAACGTTCCTACTGCTTTAACAGTTACACCTGTTGCCGTAGATGGTTCATCAGCTTGGGCTGTTTCTGATTCAGGAAACTATATATATGCCGTTGCGGCTGTAAATAGATATGGAGAGTCAAGTTTAGTATATACTGCTACACCTGCTACAATCGTTGCTGGAGGTGCCGTAAATATCGACTTTACAGATGGAGCAGGATTGAATCCAGCATCTTCTTACACTATTTATAGAAGTAATAAAGGTGCTACTGCTGCTAATGCTGCTGGTGTAATGTTTTATCCTTTATTTACTGTTTCTAAACAAGAGCAAATCAATGGATTTGACGGTGGAGCAAACGGTGTTGTAAGAGATAGAAACAGATGGATGCCTAATACAGACCAAGCAATCTTATTCCAAATGGATAACGAGGTTATTGAGTTTGCACAATTAGCACCTCTTATGAAGATGGATTTAGCCTTGCTTGCTCCAGCTTACAGATTTATGATTCTATTGTACGGAACTCCATTCTTGTACGCTCCAAAGAAAATGGTTAGAATTGTGAATATTGGCGCATAATAATTAATTTTTGAATTACAAAAGGAGTGGTTGGAGGTGTAAATTTTCAACCACTTTTTATTTTATTAATATTTTAAATTTAAAACAATGGACAAAAAGATTAAAATTAAAGCGAACGCAAGTTCACTATTCGGTCAACAAGTTAATTTACCAATTGACGGACATGTTGAAATCGGTAAAGATGGTATTTTAGAAGTTTCTCAAGAATGTGCTACATTACTTGTAGAAAAAACTGACCAATATTCTTTAGTTGAAGAGAAAGTAAAATCTGACTCTAAACCAGCTAAAGAAGTAAAGGATGATAAAAAGGCTACTACTGCAAAAAAGGATGCTAAAACTACTGAAAAAGTGGGTGAGCAAACAACTGAAGATGATTCTGAAGATGATGAAACTGAGGATGAAGCAGAAGATGATATTGAAGATGACGCTACTTCAGAAGATGAAGAAGATGTTGAAGATGAGATTTCATTTACTAAAGAAAGTTTAGGAGAGTTGGAAATCAATGATTTGATTGAAATCTTAAAAGATGCTCAAATTGATGAAGATAAATATAAAAAGTTTATCGACAAAAAAGGTTTGTTAATTAATTTCATTTTGAAAACTATTAAGTAATGCCTAAATTGACTTTAAATATAGAATTTAGTAAAAATGACGGACTTGTAATGAGTCCGTCAAACTTACAGAATTTATATTTGGCAGGTATTCCACTATGTTATCCTAATGGTGGAAGAGTAAGTCAAGAATTAATAAAACAAAAATTATTATCTGCTCAGAAGTTTTTAGAAAATTATTTATCTATAAAATTTCAAAAGCAAATCATAACTGAAGAACAGGATTTCAATAAGCAGGAATTTACATCTTGGGGATATATCAGAACTGTTTTTCCTATAAATGTAGCAAAAAAATTAGAGGGTAGAATAAATAATATCACTCAAATAACATATCCTGAATCTTGGTTAAGTGTTAAAGATAGTAATGATTCAACACGATTCAGAAACTTACATATAATTCCAAATACACAAGGAAGTACGGAACAAAATCAGTATTCAGTTGTTTATTCTGGAATTGCTCCAACGATTGGTTATTTTGGAAGTAATAATATACCTAACTATTGGAGAGTGACCTATTGTACAGGTTGGGATGCCGATGATTTACCTTATGATTTATTAGATGCTGTTGGAAAGATAGCGGCAATACAAGTTTTAGCGATTACAGGTGACTTAATCTTTGGAGCTGGTGTTGGAAATCAAAGTATTTCTATTGACGGAATATCTCAAACATATTCTACAACTAAAGGCGGTGGTAAAGGTGCTTTTGCTGGTAGAATAGACCAATACAAGAATGAATTAGAACAATCTTTAAAAGATTTAAAATCAGAATATCTTGGAATAATGTTTAGAGCATTTTAAAATGGGTGACAACTTTCAAAAAAGAGCAACGGCAACTGTAACTCCAGCAGAGTCAGTAGAACATCAAGTAAGATTTGAAACCCAAAGATTCAATTCTTTAGTTTTTGATAAAGGATATGAAGTTTGGATTGACAAAGCATATAGATGTCCATGTTCAGTAAAGTCAGCTGGACAACCTTTAATTTCTTGTAATAATTGTTTAGGAGTAGGTTGGATTTTTACAGATAGGGCAGAAACAAGAGTTGCTATACAAGGAATAAAAGCAGATGTTAAATATGAAAATTGGTCAAAAACAACTTCTGGTACAGCAAGAATAACCGCAAGAGCAATTGACAAATTAGCATTCATGGATAGAATAATCCTAAAAGATGTTGAGGGTTACTATAATGAAATAATAAGAACACGACAAGTTGCTAATAAAAAAGTTGCTTATGCTGAATATCCGATAATAAGTGTTGAAGAAATTTTCCTTTTTGAATCAGATAAAACGCCATTAAAAAAATTAGTTGATGGTACGGATTACATAATTGAAAATGAATCTAAAATTGTTTTTGACTCATCTATTTCTACAAAACCTGAATTAACTCTTTCAATTAGATATAGACATTATATGACTTATCATGTAATTGATATGAATAGAGATATAACAAAGGTTAGAGAAAAAGGATGTATGATGAGTGACGAACAATTAAAAGAAATGCCTATAAATGGTTTGATTAGAAAAGCACATTATCTATTTGATAATATGAAGTATGAAGCAGAAAGCAGATTAATCGAAAATTAAAATGACTATTGATTTAAACATAGATGACTTAATTCAGGAATTTAACTTTCCAAAGAATACAGCTGATTTTATAGTTTCAGATACAGTTGAAAGAATAACTGACGAAATATTTAGAAACTGGCAGCTACAAGCAACTAATGCCCTTAAATCAACACGTAATGAATATATTAATAATCTTCAAATTATTGATAACTCAGCTTTTTCAAAAACAATCATATTAACAGGTAAATTACCAAATATGTTAGAAAGTGGAATTTCTGCTTTTGATATGAAAGAGGGTTTTAGAAAATCAGCAAAAGTAAAATATTCATATAAAACGGATAAAAATGGTAATGTAACTGCTCATTGGTATTTAACAATTCCTTTTAGAATAGGAACACCTGGCATAGTTGGAGAAAATTCTGCCTTTTCAAATATAATGCCTCAAGAAGTTTATAATGTCATGAAAGGTAGAATGTCTGATTCAGGTTTAAAAAAATCTGAAATACCATTCCCTCATAATATACCAAGTTCCAGAAGAGAAATAATTTTACCAAGCAGAGTAATTCCAGAATATAAGCATAAGTCAAGCATTTATCAAGGAATGGTTAAAAAGACAGCTGCTTATGGAAATACTACTCAAAATACATATATGACTTTCAGAAGAGTTAGTGAAAATTCTGACCCAAACTCTTGGATTCATAAAGGTATTCAAGCATACAATTTAATGAAAAAGGCTGTACAAGAAACAGATGTTTCAACTTTGGCTGAGAATAATGTAGATATAATTTTATCAAATTTAGGATATGGCAAATAATCAACCTGGCATAATAATGCCTGAAATAATAATCTATAAAAGTCTTGTTGCTATTTTTAATATAGTTAAGCAAGACTTTTTAGAATCAACCGATGAAGAACAAAGTATGTTGTTTAATTTTTTCGGTAAAGATGAAAATGGAGATTTTTTAAATTTTGAACAATTCAACTATTTTGAACAAGCAAAAGAAACATTTATTCAGAAATCACCGCAAGTAAATTTAGGATATAATCTTGAGGTTGCTTCAATGGGAAGTATTCATATATTATTGCCTGGTGAGAATGGACAACCATTAACGATAGGTGCTGATGAGAATTATCAACCCTACATTCAAAATCAAACTGAATTTAAAGCAACATTTTCTCAAAGATTTGACTCAACTTATAATATACTGATAACTTCAGAGAATACTTTTGAAGTTATATTGATTTATAATTTATTGAAATCATCTATATTAGCACTAAACTATCATTTTGAATTAGCAGGTTTAAGACTACCTAAAACAAGCGGTCAAGACCTAAATGTTCAATCTGATTTAGTACCTACTCATATATTTCATAGAAGTCTAATGTTAAACTTTTTTTATGAATTGAATGTATCTGATTTTTTCTATAAAAAATTAATCAAAAATTTTAAGATTACAGGAATAGCAGAAAATGAATAAAAAAGT